AGTTGTTACACCTTTTTTATCATACCCAAACTTTGTAAAATTAAAAAAAAAAAAATAAAAATCGCATTATCATCAACCAGACATTGTCTATCATGATTTAATAAGAACGTTATTAGCTGATTTGACCGACCAGCTTTCATTCTTCTCTATCGGCATAAAATTGCAGCTTTTGTTTTGCCAATAGGATTTTAAAAAAGTTAATTTAGTTATTTCCAGAGAATTAACCAGTATGTACTACCAGTAAGTTCTGTATATAATACTGCATCCAGCCTTGAGGCGGGGTCAGCTACTTAGTAAAAGGTCAAAAATTGCAACTTTTGAGATTTTACTGGGCTTGAGAGGGTGTCCTTATTGTACTCTGGTTACAATTCAGTACGGATTCAGATTACAACTATTTTGAATTTTTCAGGGTCGTAAGATAATAAAATTTTAGAAATAAACAAATAAATTTTTAAGTATTTGATTTATAATGAGTTATAGTAATGTTAATAGAAAATAATACAAAAGTTATTGTAATTTGGTTACCTTTGTTGTAATCAGAGTACAATAACTTACTCCAAAAAAATGTCAGTTAATAAAAAAGTTTTAAACATAAGATATGTGGAAAAGTATAAGTATGATAATGGTATTTGTGTTCCTGTTTTTAATGATATAAAAGTAACAACTTCACATAGTAAAAGGTATCATAATTGTTTGCAGATATTAGCAGATTTACAAGGATGTCCTAGAAATTTGATAGAGTTTTTAGTAGAAAAAATGGATAGTAATAATAATGTAGTTTCTAATAAACATATTATAAAAGAGTTTATAGAAATTATGAAAAAAGCTAATATTAGTTATAGTGTAGATACTGTAAATAAGGCTTTTAAAAAATTAAAAGATAAAAATCTTTTATTATTGGTAGGTAGAGGTTATTATCAAGTTAATCCTATGTATTTTAGTAAAAATAATGATAATAATAGAGAGTATTTGATAAAAATGAATTTAGAAGCTGAACATACAAATAAAAATTTACTACAGGAAAATAATGAGATTTCTTAGAAAACCTAACTTTAAGTATCTTACTAATTATAGTAGTATTGATGAAGCTAAAGATAAATATAAAAAATTAGCAATATCTTTACACCCAGATAAAGGTGGTGATTTAAGAGAAATGCAGCAATTAAATTTAGAATGGGACTATATTAAGAAAACAAATTATATTCCTGTAGTTAATAAAAGTTATGAAAATAAATGTAATTTTAATTCTACTCCGAAAAGAGAAAAGCTAGATTATGAAATGGCAAAATATGTTATTGATAGTATATTTGATGGTGCAATAAAATCTGGCAAAAAAGTAGGAATAACTTGGTTTAAATTTGTAGAATTTTTAGAAAATAATAATTATATGACTGAAAGAAAGCATTTAGAATATTTAGCAGTAAAGTTAAAATATTCTTCTGGATGGGCATATTATAAAAGTGAGGAATTAAAACAAAAAGGATTAATATGAGCAATCAATATAAATTCAAAATGATAGTATCAGAATTAATAAGTGAAGACGAATATTCTGTACAAAACAATTGTATTGTAGATGGATATATTAATTTAGATGAAGTTCTAGATTACTTTCAATGTACTTTTGATTTAAAGGAATTTCTTGAATATGAATTAAGTGATATAGATAATTCAGATATAACAGTAATAAATTATATAAATGGAGATATAAGATATGTACTTACACCTTTAGAAGAATTTAATAGAATTTATATAAATTACAAAAAATCTTTAAACACTAATATAATAAGGAGGAGATTAAATTAATGGTAACAGTAACAATGCCAATAGAAGAGTATAATGCTCTTCTTAAAACTCAAGAAGAAGCTAATAAAATGGCAAAAATTAATGCAATTCTTTTAATAGCTATAGATAGAATTACTGTAGGCGGTTTAGAATTAGCTAGAGAATATGTTAAAAATCATGATTATGATTTAATTAGAGAAAATGGAATAATGAAATTAGTTAAACTTAATAAAACAAAACAGATATGAAATACTTAGAAAACTTTAATCTAGAAATCAACAAAAATGACTTGATTGTGGTAGCTTTTCCTACAGCTACAGAAGCAACATCTCTTATTATTGACAAAGCTACAAGAGATAAAATTAACAAAGAATTTCCTTATGCAAGACCTCTTGTAGTAGCTAAAGTTGGAGAAAATGTAGGTAAAGATGAAACTACTATGGAACTAAAAAGAGGGGACATGGTGTTTATTAAAGAAGAGTTTAAACACTCTGCTATACTTTTAGGGTTTGACCCAGAAAGAAGATGGAAAAATCCTATAATTGTTCCTGCTTATGCTATTGCAGCTAAGGTTATTTATACAGAAGAATATGAAGCTGATTATACTAGTATTGCAGATAGAATAGAAGAAAATATTAAATTAAGGCAAGAAAAGATAATCAAATGAAAATTCAAAAAGAAATTATACAAATAAACTTAAAGTAAAAGTGGTAAAAGTAATAAAACTACCTAAAATACTCAAAATATATATAGATGGTACTTTACATCTATATATATTTGGGTATTTGGTAGGAATACAATCTTGGATTAGTGAATCTGGATATTATAAGATAGAGTTCTATACAGAAACTCAAGTTATAAAAACAGAATATGTTAATAAAGATATATGGAAAGAAATACTAAAAAAGATAAATATAGAACTTAATAAAATAAAATGATAAATATTAATGTAAATGAATTAAAACAAGATAGTAAGAATAGTACTGTTACTAACATTCGCAGCCTTATCTTGCCCTTATCGGCAGAAAAAAGAGAGTTGAAAAAGATAAATGTTATTGAAGAAGTTAATAGTAGTTTGTACCAGTACTGTGATATGTGTGTGAAAGAAACTCCTCATAATCAAATAAAAAGAGAGGATGGGTTGTATGCTATTTGTAAAGTGTGTTCTTATGGATATAAAGTAGGTCTATAAAGTAGAAATTTAATGCAATAAAAAAAACTTGTAAATGACAGTTAAATTTATTATTTTTGTGGGGGTATAAATGGATTCTATTTTAGAACAAATAATTATAAAGCATGCTGAAAAGAATGGTATAGATAAAGAAGAAGCTTTTAAGATATATAAAGAATATCGTAGACAATTATCAATACAATTACTAAGTGTATATAATGGAACTTATGCTGAAGTAAGAGTTCCTTATATAGCTAGATTTGTATTTAGTGAGAAAAAGCTTAAAACATTTGTTAAACACTTAAATAAATATAGAGATGCTACAGAAAATAGGGCTAAAGTCGCTGAAAAGAATAAATGTTAAAATAGATTTATCTTTTTTTACAATTATACCTTACAAAGAAACTTTAAATTATATTATTGATGGTAAAGGTTATAGACCTGTATCTTACAGGTTTTTATGCTTTGCTGTAATTATAGTAACTACTTATGATGAAGTTAAGTATGATATAGATAAAAATTTAGAGAGAGTATTTAAGTAATGATAAAATTAATAGTACTAGAAGGAGAGTTTCCTGTATTTAATCCTGAATTAAGAATGATATTGCCTTTTAAGGCAATTATAGATAGAAATAAAAACAAAAAAGGATTTGCTAGTAAAGAACTAGCTTTTATATATTTCTTTGCTGACCCTAGAAGTTCTTATGTTGAAAGTTATCAGGATTTAGATATAAGGGAAGAGAAGATAAAAGTATTACTAGGATTACCGGAAAGTTGGAAAAAAGATAGTTTAATAGATGAAGCTATAGAATTTTATCTTGAAGAAATTAAAGATGATTTTGATTATAAATATTTAAACAGTAATATTATAGCTGCTGAAAAAACAATAAAATATCTTGAAAATGTAGATTATTCTGCTAGAGATAATAAAGGTAATTTATTGTATAAACCAGCAGATGTTGTTAAAGTTATAAAAGAATCTGGTTCTGTTATAGAATCTTTAAAAACTTTAAGAGAAAAAATATTTAAGAAAACCTCTCTAACTACTAAAATTAGAGGTGGTGGAGATGTAGGTATGTTTGAAAGACCATAATATGAAAATAAGTTCCAGCGATAAACTAATAGACTTAAGCGATGTTAGAACAGAGCTTTTTAGTGAAGCTGCTAATTATTTTAATAAACATGGTAGTTATCCTTCTGATAGAGACTGGTGGTTAGAACAAAGAAAAAGGCTTATAGAAGGATATACTGTAGATGGATTAACTATAACTGGTGAGCATTATGGTTATTTAAATTTTTGTAGGATAAAACTTACTGCTGATAAAGATAAACATAAACAAAAAAAGATACTATACAAAAAAGCAGTAACTAAAGGTTATTCATTTCCTGATTTTTGGGATGGAGATTATATATTTTATTGGGTAAAAAGAATTGCTAGATATGGTGCTAGCGATTATCCTAATATAATTAGAGATGGAGGTATTAGTCTGGAACAGTTTAAAAATCTAAGATTACCAGATTGTATTAGAATAAGACCTTATTATTTTGAAGAAAATGGTGTTAAATATACTTTATATGGTAGTGGTAAAAATTTAGTAGTAGCTAAAAAGAGAAGATTTGGTGCTAGTTACAAATTAGCATTTAGCGGTTCTTATAGGTATCATTTATATCCTAAATCTACTACTTTATATACTGCTTATGATATGGTTTATCTTACAGATGATGCTATTATGTCTAAGTGTAAAGAAAACTTAGATTTTATAGATAAACATACTGCGTTTACTAAAAGAAGACTTATAAATCTAGATGACCATGTAAAAGCAGGTTGGAAAGAAAAAACTCCAGGAGGTGTAGAAGTAGAACAAGGTTATTTAAGTCAAATTATAGCTGTATCTTTTAGAGCAAATAAGTCTGTTGCTAGAGGTAAAGATGCTGATGAAATATATGTAGAAGAATCAGGTAAAGCTCCTAATCTTATGGACTTTACTCAAGCCACTATGGATACTTTAGGTGATGGTATTTATTCATCAGGTCAAATTATATGGTTTGGTACTGGTGGCGGTGATAATACTGACTGGGAAGGATTTAAAGAAATATTTTTTCATTGCGATAAATATAATGCACTTGAATTTGAGAATGTCTGGGATGAAGGAGCTTCTGGAACTTATTGCGGGCTTTTTATTCCTGACTATTGGAATAATGTGGGATTTATAACTTCTAAAGGTGAAAGTTTAATTAGGCTAGCTAGAGAATATGAAGAAGAATACCAAAAAGTAAATTTTATAGATAAAGGAGATACAAAAGGGTTAATTGCAAGAAAAATGGAACACCCTTTTACTCCATCTGAAGCCTTTGCTATAAATGGTAATAATATATTTGACACTATTAGTATAAGAGAATGGCGTAATCATGTAGAAGCTAATAATTTACATATAGCTTTAGGTACTGTTGGAGAGTTTTGTAGAACGCAAGAAGGAAAACTAAAGTTTGTAGTCAATGAAAAATTACCTACATTTTGGGATTATCCTGTTAGTAAAGGTGCTAAGGCAGAAAGTGCTGTAGTTATATGGTATCCTCCAGCAAAAGACCCTGCTACAAATCAGGTTTATAAAAACATGTATATTGTAGACGTGGATACTTATAGATATGATGATACTGCTACTGGAGTATCTGTTGGAGCTTGTTATGTGTATTGTAGACCTAATAATATTGTAGCTAGAGGATTAGATGATAGAATTGTTGCGCAGTTTGTAGGAAGACCTTCTAAAGGTAAAGATGCTTTTTGTAAGATAGTTTTTGAATTAGCTGAGTATTATAATGCTAAAATAGGTTTTGAAAATGATGATATGACTTTAGTAGATTATGCTAAAAGATTTAAACTTTTACATTTTCTGGAAACTGAATTTGAATTAGCATACGATGAAAGAATAAAAACAGCTAATAGTGGTGTTAGAAGAGGATTTGGAATGCACATTGGTTCTGGTAAAAATAATGAACGTAAACTTACTGGAGATGAATATATAAAAGATTGGTTGGAAACTAGAAGAAGTGTAGATGAAAACGGTAATGTAAAATTAAATTTACATACAATATATGATGTAGGTCTTTTAAAAGAATTAGAAAGTTATGGTGAAGGAAACTTTGATAGAATAGCTGCTTTTAGGATACAAAGATTTCATTCAAGAGAACTAATTTATAAAAGACTTGAAACAAGAAAAGAACAAAAAATAAGTAGAATACTTACACATCAATTTTTTAAATAATGAATTTATCAAGACCAAAACAAAAAGTATCTAGAAAAGAAAAGAATACAGAAGAATGGAAAAATAAAAATGTAGAATATTGGTGCGGAAGAACTAACTTTTATCCAATGAGTAGGACTGATGCTTTTATTCTACATCAAGCTTGTGCTGGTAAATTAGATGAAAGCGTATATACATACGTTACTAATCCATTAAATATGGATAGACCAGAATTAAAAGGCTATCCTTCTAGAATTAGAAATATAGATATTATAAGTCCTAATATACAAAGACTAATGGGAGAACTATCTCAAAGATTTTTTAATCCTATGGTAGTTGCTATTAATAGTCTTATAAAAAATAAAAAAGAAGATTTAGAATATAAGCTAACTTTAGAAAAACTTAAAAGAGATTTTGTTAATGGTCTTATAGCTGAAGGAGTATTACCTGAAGATATAGCTCAAACTCCTTTACCTCAAGAAATAATAGATAAACAAGTAAGTAATTTACAAAATGAACTAAGTTTAATGGGTCAACACGCATTAAATGTAATAATGCGAGATAATAAAATAGACCAAATAAGAAGAGAAACTTTATATGAATTTATAGTATTAGGTAGATTTGTAACTTATAAAAGAGTAAATGGTGAAGAATTAGAATATGAATGTATTAGTCCTGTAGAAATTAGTTTTATTAATACTCCTAATTTAAGATATATTCAGGAATCAGAAGCTGTAAAAAGAACAGTAATGATGACTATGAGTGAAATACTAGACACTTTTTATGAAGTAGAAGGATTTCATGAAATAGTAGGAGAATTAGAAAAAGAACTTGCCGTAGTAGGATTTCAATCTGTAAGTGGTGGTATTACCAGTGATATGCTTAGAGGTATGGTTACTGGTAATTTTAATAATATGATGAACCAACAAATAGAGGGTCTTATAGTAGAGCATGTACAATGGTCTAGTATGGCTTTAATTAAAAAAGTTAAAGGAATTGACCCTTTTGGTAACGAATATGTAGAATATTATGATGAAGATTATATACCTTTACCTACTGAAGAAGTAGAAGAAAAATGGGTTAAAGAAGAATGGGAAGGTTATAGAATAGCAAATAAATGGATATTAGGAGTACAACCTATACCTTATCAAAGAGGTACTTGGAGTAATCCTAATAAAGCTGTAAAAGAATATAACGGTAGAGTTTTTGGTAATAATTATATTATACCAGAATCTATAGGAGAAAAAGGTATAGTTTATCAAATTAAATATAATATAGCTCATTATCATCTAGAAAAAGTTCTAAATAAGAATAAAGATAAAATAACATTTTTTCCTTTAGGTCTTATTCCTCAAAAAGAAGGTTGGGATGAATTTACTGTAATGTACTATGCAGATGCTCATGGTTATTTCTTCTTAGATGAAACTAATCCTCAAGCTATTAGTGCTATGCAATACATGAAAGTTCTTGATATGAGTTTATATCAATACATAAAAGAACTTTATGCTATTTTAAGAGCTATAAAAGAAGATTGGGATGATGCTATAGGATTTAATAGACAAAGAAAAGGATTAACTATGGCTTCTGACGGTAAGGCTGTAACAGAAGAAGCTTTGTATAGAAGTAGTACAGCTACAGAAGAATTATATAGACAACATGAAGATACTATATTAGAAGATTTAAACGGTCTTATTACGTTAAGTAAAGCTGCTTGGAGAAATGGTAAAAAAGGAACTTACCTAAATAGTAAATTTAAAGAAGTTTATTATGAAATTGACCCTACTATATATCCATTAGTAGAATATGGAGTGGTTTGTGAAAATAGTAGTAAAAATCAAAAAGAGCTTGAAATGATGAAGGCTCAACTTGGTAATATTGCACAACAAACACAACAATTATCTATATTACCTAGAATAGCTGCTGCTACTAACATAGTAGAATTAACTAAAGAATTGGATATGTTAGAACAAAAGCTAATGGAGCAACAACAAGCAAATCTAGAAGCAGAACAAGCTGCAAAACAAATGGAACTTTCTTTAAAAGAAAGAGAGTTAAATTTAAAACAATATGATATAGATACAGAAGATGCTAGAGAAAGAGAACTTAAAGCTATGGAATTAGAGGTAGATTTGTTACTTAACGATGCTAATAGTAACGGAATACCAGATGAAATTAGAGTTAATAATGACCAGATGATTCAGCTAAAACGTGAAGAAATATTAGCTAAAATTCAAATAGAAAGAGAAAAATTAGCAGAAGCTAGAGAAAAAAGAAAATCAGATGAAAGAATAGAAATTGAAAAATTAAAAAAAGATAGAGCAAAAAGTAATAAACCAAAATAAAAGGTCTATAAAGTTCTAAATTTTAATGAACAAAAATGTATAGTTATTATAAAAATTTTATTAAATTTGCACAAGTACAAACTCTTAAATTAAAATTATATGTACACAATTAACAGAAATTCAGATGTAAACGAAGGTGGAGCGATACCTTCAAGTTTAGCCGAAGGCTTAAAATCTAAGTTTGCAAGTTCTTTAGTAGACGTTGAACTAGAAGAAGATAATGATGTAGATGATGATGATGAAGACAACGAAGGTTCAAATCAAGGTAATACAGGTAAAAGCAACGTAAGTACTACTTCTCAAAGTAAAAATCAAAGTGGTAACAATAATGATGATGATAATGATGATGACAGTGATGTTTCAAGTCCTTTGTCTTATTTAGCTAAGACTTATGGTATAAACATTGAAGAAGATGAAGATTTTAAAGATTTAGATTTAAATGACGATAGTATAGATACTATTAAAAAGTTCTATGACAAGAGAGAAGAAAAAGTAAAACAATCAGCTGTTAATGAATTGTTTGAAGCTGCCCCAATAGTAAAAGATTTAATAGAACATTTACAAAAAGGCGGTTCTATTTCTACATGGAAAGAAGAAAAAGCCATAGATGAAATGGATTTATCTTTTGAAGATAAAAGCGATGAAGAAAAAACTCAATTTTTAATTGATGTTTATAAACAAAAAGGAATATCAGAAAGAAGAGCAAAACTTTTAATTGAAGCTCTAAAAGATGATGATGAATTTGAAGATGAGGTAGAAAAAGAAGCTAATAGAATAAAACAAGCTTTATCTGAAAAAATTAATGCTAAAAAACAAGCTGAATACGAAGAACAGCAAAGAAGACAAAAAGAAATAGAAGAAACTGTTAAAACTGTTACTGATATTGTAAAAAAAGGTAAATTAGTTAATAATTATGTAATACCAGAATCTGAAAGAAAAGAGTTTAACAATTTTATATTAAGTGAAGAACTTGGTAAAAAATATCAAAATCTTACTTATGAACAAAGATTGTTTTTAGATTATCTTATTTTTAAAGACTTTAAAATAAAAGGATTAGAAAATAAGCAAATACAACAATCAGCAGGTTCTCCAAGAGTTAAACTTAAATCTGAAGGTGGCGGTTCTGGTAAAAATAATAGTATAACTCTTTCAGAACTGAAGCTTTTAATGAGCAAGTAAAAAAATATAAATAATAATCAAAATGGCAGGTAAATTAAATCCAGAATTAAGACTTTATCAAGATTTTTATCGTGATAAAGACTATAGTTCAATAACTGAACTATCAAGAGCTTTACAAAGTGAAGCTGCTTTACTATCTCCAGTTGTAACTCACTTGTTGTATAACGACAAGGATTACGGTAAAAAGAATTTCCCAGTATTAGCTTACACAGAAGGTAATCTAGATGCTGCTAGAAAAGGTGTTGCTACTATTAGTAGAGTTAAACTAGACAACGCTAACATGGAGTACAAGTATCCAGTTATGGGTGCTCCAAAAAAGACTTCTATTGTAGTTAGGTTAGTTGGTAGCTATAGTAATGGTAAAGTTGGTTCAGGAGGTTCTCTCTTTAAAGTTGTGTTTGCAGACCGTTGGTTTTACAGACAACAATTATTGTATCCTCCTCATTCAGAATCAGCTAAACTACAATGTATAGTTGTAGGAGACCCTGTTAGTGTTAGTGATGGTTGGGAATATACTTTAAAAATATTTGCTTCTACTAGTACACTTTCATTACCTTTAAGTTGCGTTCAACAAGGTGCTGTTTGGGCAGGTGGTGTTGCTAAAGTTCCTTTTGAAAAATCTAAAGGTGTAGAAAGCAGAAGTCAATTACCTAGCATGGCTACTAATATGATTTCTCTGATGAGAAGTTCTTATAAGTACTCTGGTAATCTACAGAAAAAAACAATGATGTTTGAAATTCCTATTGACGGTAAAGTTTTTAAATCTTATATGGATTATGAGCTTTATATGGCAATGTTAAACTTTAACGAACAAAGGGAAAATGACATCTGGTTTTCACAATATGGTAAATCTACTACAGGAGATTTTTATACAGTTGATGCTGAAACTCAAATTCCTATTACTTCTGGTGCTGGTATTGACCAGCAAATTCCTACAAGTAATGCTGATACATATTCATTTTTGTCATATAACAAATTCTTTAATTTAGTTCGTGATATTACTTTTAATATTACTGACGAATTAGCCGATATTCATATTTACACTGGTAAAGGTGGTATGGCTGATTTTGATAAAATGATTAAAAATGAATTAAAAGGATTTACTCAATTTATAGACAGTAAGCAATTTACACAAGGTTCTAATAGTTACAACATGACTTACGGTTCTTTTTTTACAAGTTTTCGTCATGTTGACGGACAAATGCTTACTGTACATTATCACCCTATGTTTGATAGAGGTCTTATAGCTCAAGCTTCTCCTAAACATCCTATTACAGGTCTTCCTATAACATCTCACCATTTTTATTTCATTGACCAAACTGTATATCAAGGCAAGTCTAATTTACAATATATAGTTGAAGAAGGTCGTGAAAATATTAACTTTGTTGTAGCTGGCGTTCATACTCCTTTAGGTTATCCAGAATCTGTCTACAGAGCTACTGATAGAGATGAAACTAGTATTGAAAATGTTCGTACTGGTGGTATTCAAATCATGAGACCTAGTTCTTGCTTTAAACTCCTATGCGGGCTTGCTTAATTATTAGAGGAGAGAGTTATCTCTCTCCTCTTTTTTTGGTAGTAATAGTTTAACGGAAAAACATTAGATTATGAATTTAATCTAAAGATAATAGGTTCAATTCCTTATGCTACCACTAAATCTAAACATTTAACTTAAAATAATATGGAAACAGCAGAAATTAAAAAATCAGAAAAAGTAGCAATAGAGACTACTGAAAGAACTCCTAAAGTAATTAAACAAAAGTATGTTCTTAAATTAATTAATAAAGATAATAGCTATCATCCTTTGCCTAAAAAAGAAAGAAAAAATGAAGGTAAAATAGGAAGCCAGTTTCTTACTTATAACGGTCAAGTATCTAGAGCTATTATTAGAGGACTTGATACTAATCAGGAAAGATATTTTGCTTCTAGATTAATAAACAAAACTCCTAAAGATTTTGGTTATGATGAAGCAATGACACAATATTGGGCAGATTTTACTATTTTTGTAGATAGAGAATTACAATTAGATGCTTCTTATACCATAGAAAAAGTAAAATTAGATGGTACAGAAGTAGAAATAAAAGTTCCTGTAAATTTAGAAGATTATATAAAAGTTATGTTTGCTAAACAAAATAGCAGAGTAGCTTTTACAGAATTAGAAAAACAAAATAAAGATTTATATGATTTTGTTTTAGAAGATTTATCTATTGCTGAAAAAACTAAAGAAGAAAACTTTAAACTTAAAACTAGAGCTACTTCTGCTCTTGCAGATTTATTTAAATCTTCTTCTGAACAATCTTGTGAAAAAATAGATTGGTTATTAGAAGTATTAAAAGAACCTAATGAACTATTCTATTCTGTTAAATATATAGATAAATGTATAGCATTAACAGAAAAAGCAGAAGCTAATCCTGGTGCTTTTCTAAATGCTTTAGAAGATAAAAACTTAGAAAATAGAGCCTTATTGTATAGATTAATACAAACAGGTATTGTAATTAAAGAAGGAGAATCTTACTTCTTTGGTGATACCTTAGTAGGTTCTACAGAAAAAGAATGTATAGTGTTTTTGTCAGACCCTACTAAAAGTATGTTTGTAGTAAAGATGAAAGCACAACTTAAAGAGATTACTTATTAAAATATAAGTATAAAGTAAAACAATTTAAAAGGAAAAAAAGATGAAAAAAGTACTAATTTTAGGCGGTGGCGTTACAGAATATGGCGCAGCCAAAGGTCAATTATCAACACCAAACACAGCTACTGATATTACTCTGTTAGCTAGTGGAAGTTTAGCAATCTATGGTTTTGTAGATGCAGGAGGAGGTAATATTAACTCTGCTGTAGTAGGTAAAGATACCTTAATTACAAACGGAACTAATAGTGCCTCACTTGTAGCTGCTGCTGATTTTGCAGCTAGAGGAAATTCTACTATTACAATTTCTCAAGGGGGAAAAACTACTCCTGTCCAAGTTTATGCTATTAATCGTAGAGGTATTACTAGAGTTACTAAACAAGCTTATGTTGCACCTGTAAAACAAGTTAGCTTTATCGGGTTTAATGGCGTAACAAACGGTACTAATATGCCTACTATAACTCAAGGTAGTGAAGCTACTTTATTAGCAGTACAGCAAGAAGCTAGTGCAGCTGACCAAATTCGCAATCAAGAAGATTATGGAGTTGGTAATATTGAGGCTTCTGCAAATGAGTATACTGTATTAAGCCGTGTTGTTAATGAAGTTAACAAGGCTTTAGATAAAACTCATACTGCTTTTGTAGTAGGTAATGGTACTTTTGGAGCTACCACTACTAATACAGGTACATTAACTTTAACCAATGGTTCTAAAGTATTAAGCTTTGCTACTGCTTTACCTGCTGGTGGTGGTTGGACTGCTGCTGTTAATCAATATATATCTATAGCTAATACTCCAGAAGGTAACTTAGCTAATGCTCCTGCAAGTGCTATTAACGGTACTGTATATAGAATTGTATCTATTAGCGGTACTACCTTAACTTTAGACAGAGAATATCAAGGTTCTTCTGGTACTATTAGCCAAGCTAACGTTCAAGCAGGTCATATTGCTTTGTTGACTGCAACAACTTCTTGGGGTATTAAATTAATTTCTGATTTTACAGATAGAGTTTATAATTATGCTGTTCAAGGATTGTTACAAAACACACCTGTAACTGCATATTATGTAGGCGATACTACTAATACTCAAGTACAAGCTCCTTCTAAAGGTTTAGGTACTGGAGATGCTGTAGCTGCTATTGAAAATGGGTTAATTGCATATAGAGGTCAGTTTGATACTGTTGATAAACGTATGAAGCAATTACCTAAATATGCTGATACTTCCCTTAATTATACCAGTTACAATATCCAGTTTACAATGTCTACACAAGTAACTGGTGCGCCTCATAATAGGTCTGAAAATAGTTCAATTACTATTTTTATACCTACAACTCAAACTAACGTAATTACTGCTTTTGAAGCGATTATTAAAGAACTAGCTCCTGTAACTCAAGCTTTGTATAATTTCTAGTATGACTTTACAAGAAGCTTATATCCATTTACAACAAGGGCTGCAAAATATTGCAGCCTTTGTTGGAAGGGATTGGGAAACTTGGGAATTAGATTGGTTATGGTATAGTGGCACTAATAAATTTATTAGACTTGTTTTTCCAGATAGAGAAGATTTAAGAGAAAACGAAAGATATTCTGATATACAAACTTCTCTAGATAATCTTAGAGCTATTACTGTAGTAAATCATCAAATAACACCATTAACAGAAAGTACTATTAATGGTTATACTCTTTTTACAGGTAGCTTACCTAAACCAACAAATAATCCTAATTTTTTACAACCTTCTTATAGACACCTTCTTAATTCTAGAAGCATTGTTTTGCTTATAGGATGTAAAAATGGAGAAGAACAAACAATTCCTAATAGATTAGTAGAACAAGATGAGCTTTATAATCAACTAGAAAATCCAATATACAAAACAGTTTCAGAAAGTCCTATTTCAAGTATATACGGAGATACTATAACTGTATTTGCTTCATATAAAGGTAAAAAACTTTTTAATGTAAAACAACTTTTTATAGATTATATTAAACAACCTATTAAATACGAATATAGTTCTAACGATACTAATATAAATGCTTCTGCTCAAATAGAGTTTCCAGAAGAAGTAGTTTTTCAGATTATAAAAACAACGCTGATTTACGCTTCTGTATTGGCAGAACAAAATCCCAATAAAATACAACTAATAGCACAACAAACTTAATAAAATGGCGATAGAATTAAAAGGTACTTTAGAGTTTGATGAAACTAATCAAATTTTAACATATAAAGATACTACAGGAGTAGATAACTTAGCAAATTCTACTAAGTACAGTAATGGTAATACTAATACTAATAGATTACTATCTGCTGTTGACCATATAGATTTAAAATTAGTAAATCCAGATTATCAAAACTCTAGTTTAACTATTCTTTCTGCTGATTTGAATAATTTTTATGTAAATGGTAAAACTTTACTTTCAGGAAATTTTCTTTATAGTAATGGGTTTAATGTAGGAATATATAAATTAAAAGCTTATGTTTGGTTTTTAATAGAAACTAGCAATTCTAATAACTGTACATTAACTTCTCTTAATGTAATAAATGCTACATTTTCAGGTAATAATTTTACAAGTATAAGAAATGGTTTTGCAGATACTTCTATTACTAAAGTAGTACAAGGTTCTAATTCTAAAATAACAACAGTAAATAGTTTTACTACTAACAATGTTACATTATCTGAAAATCTTCCTAATACTTTTATCTTAAACCAAACTAATGTTAAAGTTTATGCAGGTTATGAAATAGATTTATATGCTTTATCTGATTATGAATTTTTAAAATGCTTTCAACCTAAAATAGCTAAAACAAGTATCAAAGAAGAAGATTGTTGTCCTAGATGTAAAACTGATGATGTTAGTACTTTAAATTCTTTATTTTTAGGACTTTTTTCTGTATATGCACAATTTGAAAGTGAACTTTATACTGATGCTAATTCTAATATAAAAACTTTGCTAAAGATTTGTAATTCAGATGGTTGTAAATGTTAATAATAAAATATCAACTAAAGATTTAGATATTATAAAATCTAACTTAACTGTATATTTTTCTAAATTAGGAAAAGAATATTTTAATGAATTTAGATATAAAGTTAAGTTATGTCCAGATAAAGCTAAAATTTATAAAGAATTAGTTATGTATCAATGGGTATTAACGCATTGGAAACAGCATAGTGATGGTACTCCTATAGAAAACAAAAATAAAATTTCTTTAGCTGACTTTAATATAATGATAGAACGTATAAAGTTTTTAATTACATAAAAAATGAAATTTAACATATTTGGTAAAACTAATAAAAATAGTACACCTCAAACAAAGTCAGTTGGATTTGATATATTTCCTTCTATTAATAAAGAAAAAGACAATGGTTGTGATTGTCCAGAACTTAAAGTAATAGAAACTGGTTATGAACCTAATGGAGATTCTTATTTTATTTTATCTGATAATACTAAAATAATTGTTCAAAAAGGTAATCCTGGACCACAAGGTCCTCAAGGTCCAGCTGGAGTAGGAATACAAGGACCTCCTGGTCCTCCTGGTCAAAATGGACAATCTATAACAATAGTAAGTTCTACTAATGATAACTTAGGTAATACTTTAATTACTTTCTCAGATGGTTCTGTAATTACAGTTAATAAAGGAGATGATGGCCCAGCTGGTCCTCCTGGTCCAATGGGTCCTACTGGTTTAACTGGACCTCAAGGACCTCAAGGACAGATAGGTCCTACTGGTCCAGCTGGTCCTGTTGGTCCTCAAGGTCCACAAGGTCCTGTAGGTCAAACTGGACCACAAGGTCCTCAAGGTCCAGCTGGTCAAAATGGAACAAATGGAATTTCTGTAGTTTCTGCTATTATAGATACTGACGGAATTTTAATTTTAACATTATCAGATAATTCTCAAATAACAGCAGGAAGTGTTTATGCTGTTTCTAATTGTAATTCTGTTTTTGATGATAATGTTAATGTAGGAGCAGGAGATACAGTAACTTGTGCTACTTTAACTATAAACCAACCTAAAAATACTAATTTTAAACTATACATTACAGGTGGAATTAAAATTGACCCTCAAGGTGATACAATTATTAATTACAAGGTTGCAGTTAATAATAATAGCGGTCCTCTTTATTCTGCTAATATAAAATATGATACTGGCGATTCTTATTATTCTCTACATTATTGTACTGGTACTATGACAAATGTAGGTAATAATACTATTGATTTAATTGTTCATAATACAGGAGCATCAGACATAACAGTAGATGCAGATATTGCAGTTTTAATTGTATATGTTTAAAAATTTTTATAAAAAATTAAATAAAATTTATTATATTTGTAAACTATGGAAATTTTAGATAAATTAGTTACTGATGTAACTTATTGTTTAAAGCAAACTCTAACAAATACTACTTTTGTAACACCTACTATAAATGGTGGCGATATAGACTGTAAATTAGTAGAAGTTAAAAATAGGTCAGGTGAAGATATATTAGTAATACCTAATAATACAGACGATTTTCCAATTTTAGATGGAGAAGATAGAGTTATAATGGTTAAAAAATTATCTGATATAAAATTAGCTAGAAAAACAGGTAATGGTAGTATTACTGTTCACTTATTAATAGAAAAATAAAAATATGCTTTTAAAAAATAAAGCTAGAACATCTAGGTCTAATGTAAGAAGTAGATTTAGAACTTTTAAAGTTGGAGGGCTGATAGACCCGCAAGCGCAAGCGTTTATTGACAGAATGGAAGCAGATGGAGCTATTATAAGCAATAGCGTTAAAGCGGACATTAATAAAACAATCAAACAACTTAAAACAATCCTTGGCACTACTGATATCCATTCGCGTGTCAAGAGTATGTTAATACCCCATTGGGGTAACAAAAATGCTACCGGAACTGGTCAGACTGCCGGCGGTAGGGCTTGTTCAAAGATATACAACTTGTGTGGGGCGGTCGGTGATGTGGTTCAAAATACAGCTACTGCTCAACCCCTATTATTAAGACATACAGGGCAAAATTATGCTTACATACCAGATTTTACCACTGGCTTTAATCACTTTACCACACCAAGTTCAGCCGCAAATACTTTTACAAACAAAATAAACATTGTTGCTTATGTATCTTATCTGTCAAGGAACACAATCGGAGTTACTAAATGTATTCTTGGTAAAGGTAATGCGGGGAATAATGACAATTACGCATTAGGTTTTCAAGATAGAACAATAAGATTTGTGTATCGGGATATTAATGCTGGTGTTGTTCGGGTAATAACATCAAGCAACTTGTTACCCACATTCGGTACTGTATATACAGGTTGGGTTGGGTTTACGTTTGATACAGTTTCAGGTAATTACACGTTCAGATTATCTAATGACAGTGTAGATACCGATATTAATTCAATTAATTGGACAACAAATGAAAGTGGAGTAGCGCAATTTCCCGTGCCAACACTTCACGCAACTCCAGATGTTCTATGTATAGGAGCTTTAATGAATGTTAATTCAGTCACAAGATTATTAGGCGGATATATTTATAGAGTTGTGTTAAGTGAAGATTTTAACGGCACGGTATTAGTTGACTTCAATCCGAATGAATACAACAGAGCCAACAATCAAAATAGTTGGGTAAGTGCTACTGGTGAAACATGGACAATAAGCACAAATACAAATACAACAGGGTTAAAGGCTACTGTTGTTGATAAGACGATGATACAAGGAGATGGAACATCATACGGTATGCAAGCCCCAAGTTTAAATATAAATGAAGGAGCATTTACTATTTTTATTGTGTTTAGAAAATTCAGCAATTCAAACAGTGCTATTGGGGTATTAACAGAATTGTCTAATAACTTTAATTCAAATCAAGGTTTTTCTGCTGCTATAAACGACCTTAATAATTCATCATTTTCATTTGGGGTCAATGCAAATGTAGGTCAAAATGTATCAAGTTATAATAACAGCAATTTAAACGTTCAAATAATTATGGGAGACTGGGATTTTTCAAGACCGAATCCTGAAACATTATTGTATAGTAATAATGTAGCAGCAACAACTATTCAGCAATTTGCAGCTGCTGATAATACAGGTAATATGAACGGTACAGGGTACAATATATTAGCCCGAAATAATGCAGGTTTAGTTTGGAGTAATACCCTATTTTTAGGAGATATAGTAATTAGTGGTATATTAACCACAGCAGAACGCACAGCAATTTACAATTTATTGAAAACAAAATTTAACTTGTAAAATTATGAATGAAGTTAATTACCCTCTATTCTATCAATGTTCAACTCAAGCTGAATTTAATCAGTTAAACCAACAAGCTGGGCAATTACTTGGTATGCCTAATGAAGGTACGGAACAATACGCTAAACCTATCATTGACAAACATGGCAACTACTGGTTTGTGGTAAATCCCGAAGTAGTTAGTTTAGTAGATATAAATGACTGTGTAAGTTTTGATAATATAGAATTTGAACCAATACAAACAAATGGAAACCTTTAACAAATTCAAGGATTGGATATTAAACTTAGTTGGTGTTGCCTTAGTTGGCGGGATAATATCAATTAAGAATGATTTGGCCGAAATAAAGGCAGAGTATAGTTTAATTAGATACAGGTTAGATAAGTTAGAAACTAATGTAGAAGCTCATACTCAAAAAGAAAAAGAACAAGACGAAAAGTTAGTTATACTTAAAGAAATGATACTGCCAAAAGAAACCAAAATTAAAAGAAAATACGAGGATTAAAACATGAAAAAATTAATTAATTGGTTAAGGTTTTACTCAAACCTTTGGATGACACCAGTAGGGTTGTTAATATTCTATTACAGCCCACAATTTATACACGTATTAGACCCAACGGCAGAGGTGTTAACAGTTGGGCAATATCAAAAGATAATATTTGTTATTGCCGGAATTGTGGTATTTGAAGGATTAGTGCAACTGATGATGGCATTTAATTACCCTTCACTTTATCGGGCGTACAAAAACAACTACAACCAAAATAAGTTAAACGAACTTACGGCATGGGAAATACGAAAATACTCCTTAGCAGTGCGCTGTATCTATTACTTAGCCTTGTCAGCGTTGGTTATTGCCGCAGCACTGTAACAAGTGAAGCTAAATGTTTTATCAATGAATTATCAAAATTCATAGGTAAAACCGAACTAACAGGAAGGAATGACGGAATTTACGTTGAAGCAGTATTAAAAAGTGCAGGATTAAACCCAAAGAGTAGGGCTTCATATTGTGCGGCATTTATGGTGCATGGGTTTGTAGTATGCGGATTGAAGCCATACGGTAATGTATGGACACCAAGCTGGTTTCCCAAAAGTAAAGTTGTTGATTATAGTCAGGTTCAAGATAGCGGGTTTTACTTCTTTGGATTGTACTACCAGAATTTAGGCAGGATTGGACACGTTGGTTATGTACTTCAAAAGAAGCCTACTTACATAATCACAATCGAAGGTAACACAAGCCCTACTGCTGCAATAGGCAGCGAAGCTGATAGAAATGGGTATGGCTTTTGGAAAAAAAGAAGGATGCGAAAAGGTATAAGTGTTTTTAGTAAATGGAGATAACATGATAGTAAAAATTAAAAAAGGAAATCATTGGAGTAATCAATTGTATGGGTTACTATTCAGGAACAAATACTGCTTTGAGTTTTCATTTTGCGAAACTGCAAAGTACGATTTGAAGTCAGAAGACCAATATGATTTGAATAAACTTGCAGGAATAGCGGACTTCAAGTTATTTCTCAATGGTAAATTGAAAAATCCTGCTCATATACAAAGTTGCAGAGTTGGGTGGAGATATGTAAACGGCAAGTTTCAAATAGCGAGTTATACTTATGTTAACGGTAAAAGACACGTTACAAAAGATGGGGTCTCAATAATATCAGGTAGAACTTATGTTGTTAAAATATCAAAGATAAGGTCAGGATATATGCTAATGGTAAAAGATAAATATGATGACAAAATCATACTTACAAGAATGACCGAAACAATGAAAAGACCTACAAGTATATCTATTAAACTTCCTGGTTATTTTGGTGGAAATAGAACTGCACCTAATGATATTGAATACTATTTTAAATAAATTTAATTATGGAAAAAATAACCAAAATAATAGTATTATTTGCTACAATTATACTTATACTATCTTTAATTGTTAATTTATATTTAAATTGGAAATTGCATTTAATAATTAAAGAAAAAGAAAGATATGAAATGAAATATAATGAAGCTGAAAAAATGTATGACTTAAAACAGTTATATTATGAAAAAATAGACTCTGCTCTTAATCGCTCTTTATCGGCAAGAATAAATAACACTTACATTACTAATATATATAAAAATGAAAAAGCAAAAAAAGATATTATTAATTCAGATAGTATTACTACAGATAGTTTATTTGCCATTGAATTTGAATGGGCAAAACAAAGGTACGCTGGATTGTTTAAGTAAAGATGATAAAAAAATAATAAGATTACTTATAAGAGATTTAAAAGATTGTGAAGAAAATAGTAAAGAAAAAGATACTATAATTAGAGATATGAGTATACGTTATTCAGTAAAAGATTCTGCTCATAACGAATCGAAAAAAGAAATAAATAGGTATAAAACAGAATTTAATATTTTAAATACTAAATATACAACAGAAGTTAAAAAGAATAACAGATTAACTAACATTTGTTATGGGCTATCAATATTGTTATTTTTAGAAACTCTATTAATTATACAATTACTATGAATTTATCAACTTATATAGCTATACTTTCAGATATTGCAGGAAAACCATTTGATTATCCTACTCAAGTTAAAGCTAGAGAATTAATTATAACTGCAAGACAAGCTTTAATAAGACAACAATATGAAAAAACTAGAACTTTTCCTACAAGTTCTTTAGTTAGTTTATGTATAGAAGTAGAAGAAAAATCTAGTACAGAATGTTGTGGTATAGATTTAGGATGTAATTTAGTAATAAGTAAAAAAGAAATACCTTTACCTATAGATGTAAAAGATGAAGTTATATTTGAATTTGTAGGAGATATTATAGGTATGTTTCCTTTTGGTTATTTAAAACCTTCAGAAGTACCTTTAATAAAATATAGAAAGTTTACTTCTAAATTACCTTACTATACATGGATAAATAAAAGACTAGTATATTTTAATGTTAATGGTTTAGAAAAATCTAGAATTAGATATGTACCTGCTAATCCAGTAGAATTAACAGAATTTATAGATTGTGAAACAAATAAACCTTGTTTTGATTTAGAAAGTAATTCTTTTATAGAAGGACATTGGGAAGATGCAATTACAAAAATGGTTTTACCAAAAATAGCTCCTAATAATGATAGACAAATTAAAGTTAACGAAGATGGAACAGCTTAGAAAAGGTATATACACTTTAGGTATATTTACAAAAAATTATGTAAAAACTACAGATACTAAACTAAAAGAATCTACAATTAATAAATTTTTAAAAGGAGTATATGATGAAGTATTAGATAAAATGATACTAGAAAACTATACTTTTGATTTAGCAGGATTATTTGATGTTAGATTTGTTAGAGTAGAAAGAAATTTTAGTAAAATGGCTGTAAATTTTGGTGAATCTAATAAAAGAAAAGCTGAAATATTAGCCAGAGGAGGTAAACTTGCTACTAGGATTGATACTAGTCCAGAAGGTATGCCTATATTTGATGATGGTGAACTATGGATGGTTTTTCATACAGACCCTTATTATGTAATAATGGAAATGCACGTTAGAGTTTTACATAATGAAGATGGTAGATATAAACCTGGAAGTTTAACAGCTTGGATAAAGAAACAAAATACAAAAGCTTTAAAAAGATTTATGAATTACGAAAAGCAAGGATTAGTTAATAGACTTAATATACCTTTAGACAATGCAAGTAAAAACAATATCATCTAATTACATAATACAAAGACTTTTTGCAAATCATACTATAAATAATTCAGCTTGGGTCAACGATGCTAAAGATTGGGTTGCTCAAGCTGTTAGATTTATAGGTAAACATGCAGGATTTGAAATAAAGATTTGTACAAATGTATTTGTAGAAAATTATAAAACTTGTTATCCTGCTTATATGGAAGGGTTGTTAGCTGTACTATATAAAGGATTTTTATTACCTTTAGGTAGTAATTTAGCTGGAATACCTATGACTAGAAATCTTAGTAGTATAGAACCTATAGCTTCACAATATTTAATTTTAGAAATAAATAAACTTAAACAACAAAGTCAACAACTTATTGCTGCTTATGCTATTACTCCTACACAAGAATTAGCAGATAAAATAAATGAAGTAGCTTTTAAAATAGATGCTAAAGAAAAGTTTATAAGTGCTTCTGCTCAATATCAAATAAATAGAGGTTCTTCAGTTAAAGGAGATTATTATAATACTAAATTAGATTATTTACAAACTTCTTTTGAGTCAGGTTATATAGATATTTTATATACTGCTTTTCCTGTAGACGATGAAGGATTTATAAGAGTTTTAGATAATGAATATTATATACAAGCAATAGAATGGTATATATTATTAATGCTTATGCAAAAAGGATATAAACATCCTTTTATGAATTATCAAGACGCTTATGCTATGTTTTGGGGAGGTTCTAAAATAGAACCTATGGGTTGGAGAGCAAGAGCTGCAAATAATGTAAGAATACCTTCTATACAAGAAGCTGAAAGATTTACAAGAATGTGGGAACAAGCTAGATTTAGAAGAGATTTACCTATTCAATTATTTGATAAAACAGAACAATTAACAGGATTTATATATTAATTATAATGAAATATATAGGATTAAATAGAGATGTTCCTAATTCAGATATGCCTGAAGGTTTTGGAATTGATGCTAAAAATGGAATTAATTCTAAACTTATAGGAGCAGCAATAAATGAAGGTGGTTTTAAAGCTTTTCAAAAAAAAGGAACTAATAGACAAAATAAATATGCTTTAGCCGTACAAGGTACTGGAGGAGTTAATTATTACAGAAAACAATGCGGAGAAGTACAATTAGATAAAGATAGATTTTTAATATTTTCTGTTTTATATAATAATACTTTACCTATTAACAATGCAACTCATAGTGAAATAGGATTACTAGATGAAGAAGGTAAATATATACCATTAATAAGAGATATTTTATTTAGCAGTAATAACAAATTAAATTTTAGCTTAGAATTTCCTGTTACTGGAGATTATACTAAAAATTATTTAGGTCAGACTATTGTAGCTGCTACTGATTATAATAATAAGCCTATGCTTATTAATGTAGATAATTTTCTAGCTAATCCAGCTTTATCTAACGTATTTAACATTAATAGTATATTAATGTTTCCTGATTTATCTAATCCTAATACTAATGTTACTTCTATATCTGATTTTGGTGGTAATTTACCTAATGGTACTTATTATTTAGTATATAAATATTATACAGAAGATTTTGCTATTACTAATGGACTAAATACTGTTAATCCTATATATATATATGAATCTGCTTTAGGTAATACCAATTCTAGTATAGATTCTGTTCAAGGAGATTTAGAAGATAAGATAACTTCAAAATCTATAAACATAACTTTAACTGGAGTAAATACTACTTTTAAAGGAATAAAAATTTATGCTATTATAAAACGTCAAGGTGTACTTTATGGTAAAGAATTAAAAGATGTAACTATATCAGGAAATTCCACTATAAATGTAACTTTAACTAATGATAAAGGAATAGATGTAGATTATAAATCTTTAATTACTCCTACAATAACTTTTACTAAAGTTTATGCTTTTACACAAGTTGTAAAAAGACTTTATGCTGCAAGAGTAAAAATAAATCAATTCAGAGATTTTCAAAAGTATGCCAATAAAGTAAGGATAAAATGGGTTGCAAAACAGAAATATGTAGGTCAGCAAAATTCAACAGCAAAACATGAGTTTAATCATATTGAAAAGACATTTCAACCTAGAGAAGTATATGCTTTTTATATACACTTAGAATTAATAGATGGTACTATTACAGAAGGATTTCATATACCTGCATTAAGTAACTTAACTGAAGCTAATATAATAAGCGGAGGTTACAGAGATACTACAAATCATTTAGGAGTAGCTCAAGATATAAATTGTAAAAGGTTTCAAGTAGAAGATACTTGTAGTATATTGACTCCTACTTCTCCGTTAGCAGTAGGAGAAATGGGACTTTGGGAAAATACTGAAACTTATCCAAATTTACCAGAATATGATAGTAGTGGTATAGGAGGAATAGATTTAAGAAATAAACCTATTAGACATCATAGATTTCCTTCTATTAATTTTTTTAGAGAAAATCTATGTTTTAATATTTCACCTGCTAATAATGATGCTTTAGGAATTACATGGCTACCTACTTTAGGAATTAAAGTAGAGAATGTAGACATACCTAATAATATAAAACCTTTTGTAAAATCTTGGTTTATATCTTATGCAAAAAGAGATTATAATAATAGCACAGTTATAGGAAGTTCTGCTATTGCATTTCAAAGTACTGCTAGACAATCTTATTCTGGTGTAGCAATGTACGATAAAAGTTGGTACAGTGGAGCAAATTATATTTTTTATGAAGATTATAATAATAGTAACTCTGATTTTTTTGTAGAACCTTTTACTCCATTTGTTTTAAATAGAGACTCAAACTATAATATTCAAAATGCTTTAATAAGATTTTATGATTTAAATTTACTTAAAAATACTCCAGATATTAATCCTGTATTTATATCAAATGAATTACTTTTAAATACTGGAATAGCAACAGTTCCTAACAGTATACAGCATAACGGTCAAAATAAAAAACAAGTTGCTCTTACTTATGATTATTCTGGTCTTATAGGAACTAATAACTATCAAAAATCTTATAGAACTAGTCAAGTAGAAGTTTCAGATACTAATACTTTTACACCTAATAGTAATAATATTAATATAGATGTTAGAATAAGAAAAATAAATTCTTATAAATACTTAGTAAAAAACAGTAATAGTGGTAATGAATTAAACGAACTCTTAGAAGATACTTTATTAGTAGATGTAAATTGTTCTACACCTTCTCCTTCAAATAAAGTAAATCATAATAAAACATTTCCTATAGAAACTATAAATACTGGTTCAATTTATCCTAATAATATAAATTTTAGAAGTGCTAGTACTTTTAATGGTATATATAATCAAACATATTTAAGCTTTTTAATGGCTTTACCTAATAATGTTTATGAAAATATGTTTGACCAAACTCTGGTAAATACAGGTATATATTACGATAAAAATAATAATATTTCTGGAAATATTTTTAAAGGAGATTGCTTTAATACAATATCATCTTTTCATACAACAGGTTGGGGTGGTATTACTTCTAATAATTTACATAAACCTATAGGTCAAAACTTTGCTGGAGTTAGAGCATTATGGGTTTATCCAAATATATCTTTAATAAACTATGCTTTAAGAACTTCTAATGGTAATAAACCAGAATTACAATTTTATCCTAAGAATGGTTCTCAATATCACATGCACATAGATAGTTATGTTATAGAAACTAATAAACAATATAACATGGATTATAGTAGTATTAATGATATTAAACCTTTATTATGCTATAATCCTTATCTTAAAAATATTGATGAATTTCCTTATAGAATACATAGAACAATAGCAGAACAATCTGAATCTACTGATATTGGTTGGAAAACATGGTTGGTAAATGATTACTATGAAATACCTAGAAATAAAGGAGTTATAACAAATATACAAGGAGTAGATAGAAATTTAATTATAAATACAGAAAATTCTACTTTTATAACAGTAGGAAATGAGCAATTAAATATAGGAAATAGTACAGCTTTTATAGGAGCAGGTAATATATTTGAAAGACCTGCTATGGAGTATGTTCCTTCAAAAGAAGGTAGTATAGGAAATTTAGATAGATTTAGCTGTTTACTATCTTCTTTTGGATATTTATTTGTAGATAGAAAAAAAGGTGCAGTCGTACTAATAGGAGAAACTCCTCAAATAATATCACTTTCAGGTATGTCTAGATGGTTATTTGAAAATCTAGATATAAAAACTAGAACATTTACTAATATTAACAGAACTGCTACTGTCCCAGATAATCCTTATTCTGGGTTTGGAATACATTGTGGTATAGATTATGAGTTTAATAGATTTATAATAACTAAAAAATATTATGAATTAACAGAAGCAGGAAAAACTGCTTTTGAAGCCAATGTAGGTACTAGATTAAGATTTGAAAATAATATATGGGTTTTATATAGTCCTCTTGGAACAAAAGTAGAAGTAGGTTATGATAATACAACTTATTTTATTAATAAGTCTTTTACTATATCTTATGATATAAGCAATAAAGTTTTTACCTACTTTCATGATTATTTTCCTATAAGATATATGGTTAGGAGGCAATCTTTAATTGCAGTAAGTAACAAAATAATAGAAACAGATAATTCAATTAGTCCTCCTATAATAAACTTCAGCTTTATATATAGCTCTAATCATTTTATAATGAATCAGGATAATAAAGGTATTTATGAAAATACAGTTATTACAGATGTAGACAACCCTGTTTCTGAAACGGCTACGCCCTATGAGTTTAGTATTACTCCAGTTATCGGCTTTAAAACGAATAGAGTACAGCTTGTAAATCTTAGTTTTCAAACCGATAGTATATTATCTGAACTTAAAGGACTTGGAGCAGAAGGTCGTTATCAAAATACTCCGCCTACTACAATTTTAGTTTTTAACAGCTACCAATCAACTCCTATACAAAATACAGTAGTACTTTTATCTCCTTCTAATTTATTTTCTTCAAATATTCGTCTTATAAAAGGACTTTGGAATTTTAACAAGTTAAAAGATTGGTTAGCTATAAATGTATTTAATTCAGGTCAACCATTTATAACTGAATTTTCAAAATTAGATACTAGTAAAATAGATTTAAATAAACCTAAATCTCAAATTACACCACTTGTTGACCAATGGTTTGCAATAAAACTTTCTTATAATAATGCTTTAAATTTGCAAAAATCAAAAGAATTTCGTATATTGCACATTGAAATTTCTATACTACCTGTAACTAGATAAATATGGCTGTTAATAATAATGACCCTTATATAGATTATATAAGACAAGGATTTGGTTGGAGAAATCCTAATAAATCTATGTTTAGTTATACTCCTAACTTAAACATACAAGGAAATCCTGATTATTTAAATAATGTAACTTTTGGTAAACCTTATATTAATAATAATAAGGCTATACCTGCATCTGCACAAGAATTTAATACTATGGGTGCTGTTGGTACAACAGCTGGAGTTGCAGGTGGTATTCTAGATAATGTTACACAACAAACCAAAACAGATATTTACGGTAGAGAATATAAAGTTCAAGATAATTTATCTGCTTTTGCTAGTGGTGCTTTAAAAGGAGCTTCTATGGGTGCTTCTATTGGTGGTCCAATAGGTGCTATTGTTGGTGCTTTAGGTTATGGTACATATAGCCTTATTACTAATTCCCAAAATACAGCTAAAGTTAATAGAGAAATAGAAGGAGCTAGATTGCGTAGAAATAAAGAATATTCTGATATGGCTGTTAATAATAATGAAAATGCTATAGCTCAAGGATTTAAACCTACTGGAGTATATACTAGTATGTATAGAAAAGGTGGTTATATATTTTCTAATGGTGGCATGTTACCTCAATATGAAGTAGAAGATAATGAAGTAGTACAAGGAGCAGATGCTCAATTGCAAGGTCAAGAAAATCTGGCTTCTGATATGACTAGAGCTGTTGGTCAAACTCATGAAAATGGAGGAGTAATGGGAATTGGAGGAGAACGAGTGTTTAGTGATAGGTTAAAAGCATCTCCAGCCCTTATTTCTGCTTTATCGGCAATAAAAATAAAAGTCCCTAAAAATCCAACTTATGCTAATATAGCTAGTAAGTTAGGAAGTTATAAAGGTAAATTTGAAAAGAAGCTTGATAGTAATAATCCATTGACTTTTAAAACAGGTCAAGCTATGGTAACAAGAATAAACAGTTTAATAGAAGCTGCTTTTCAAGACCAAGAATTACAAAAACAAGTTGAAAATATTTTAAAAAAGAAAGGTTAAAATAATGCCACCAATTAAAAGAAAGCCTATTAAAATAGAACCTATAGAACCAAGAAAAGCTAATATTAATATTCCTAATATTAAAGAATTTAAGCTTCCTAAATTTGAAGTTCCTAGCTACTTACCTAGACCTGATGTAAAAGAAGAAAAAGTTTATAGAGATTATAGCGATATTAATAAAATTCTATCTCCAGAGCAAGCCATGAATACAATAGTCTATCTAGCTAATTTAAAAAATGCTGATAGACAACAATCTGCTTATATGCCTGATATTCCTCAACCTGCATATATGCGTAATTTAAATTTATTACCGTATAATAAATACATGATTAGTAAAGAAGCTCAAACTGCTGGAGTTAATATAGATAGGTCTAGTAGTAATGTTCAAGATAGGTTTGCTAGAAGATTAGCTATTACTGGAGAAGCTATGGATAAAATGAATCAAGCTACAGTAAATCAAATGCAAACTGATGCTGCTATTAATAATACTAATACTCAAATAAGTAATGAATATAGACTTAGAAAAGCAGATGCTTTAAATAAGTATCTTGAAATGAAGACATTAGGAGAAAATGTTAAACTTGCTAATAAACAAGCTGCTGCTAATGCTTGGTTACAAGGGTTAATGGGTAATTTAGCTTCTTCAAGAGCTTACGATGTTGAAAAAGAAAAAATTCAAATAGCTAGAATGAATGCTGGTAGAGGTACAGCAGAAAGAAGTGATGCGTATTTACCTTTTATATTACGTTATTTATACGGTATAAATAAGAAAGAAGAAAATGAGCAAGAAAATAAACAAAAAAGAAATAAAAATTCAGATTAAATAAGATTAAAAAATTATGAGTTTAGTACAACCTTTGCAATATGTTCCTTTTGTTAAACCTTATGTTGAAGGCTCTCATAAAGAATACAAAGAACTTCAAGATAGATTAATAAAAGATTATGATGAAAATCTAGCTTTATATGATTCTTTAAAAGAAGCTGCTGATAATTTGAAATCTTTAAATGCTGAAAATGATATTGCTGCAAAAAAAGCAGCTTTTGAAAAAGCTTATAGTTATATAGAAGAAGCTTCTAAACTAGGAGATTATGAAAATAGAGGAAGAATTGTTAGAAAAGCAATTAAAGATTTTGCTAAAGATTATAAAGATATAATACAGCAAGTAGAAGATAGAAATAAGTATAGAGAAGAAATAGATAAAAGAAAAGATATAACTACTATTGAAGCTGAAACTATTAAAGCTTATGTAGATAATTTATATAAAGAAAATAAAGGATTTCGTAAAGACCCTGTTAGTGGTAATATTATAGGTTATAGTAATTATACTCTACAACCTCCTAAAACTGTAAATTTTATAGAAAAATTAACTAATGCTTTTTCAGGTGTAACTGACTATAAATTTAAAGAAGAATATGAAAAAATAGTAAAAGACCCTACTTCTGATTTTAATGGTAAGGTAGCAAAAATTCAATCATTAATTAAATTTATACCTGAGAATACTATTAGAAGTATAGTTAAAGGAGTATTAAATGATAGTGAAGTTAAAGATTATTTAGATTTTTGGGCAAAAGTTAAATCTCATAATGCTACTCCAGAGCAAGCTTTAGTTTATTTAAATAAAAATTTGCAAGAAACAAAATTAGAACTTTTAAGAAAAGAACCTAGAAAATATAGAAATAATGAAAAAGCTCTTGAAAGAGATGCTAAATTAATGATGAAAAATTCTGGTTTAGATGTGGATTATATAGCCAATAAGGTAATACAAGAACCTAGATTAGCACCTTTAATAGTAGAACAAGGAATTAAAGAAGATAAAAGTAGAGAATTGTTTGGATTTGCATATAATAAATATGGTAATATTGAAAGAGAAACTAGTACTACTTATTCTAATCTTGATGGTAGTGGTAAAGGTGGCGGTACACCTGATTCAGATGTTATAGTTTATCCACAACCAGGAGTTAAAAAAGAATATGATTTAAGTTCTGATATTTTATTTAAAGATGAAAATAAAGATAATTTAGCAATTTCTGCTTTAGTTAAAGTAGCAGAAGCTATAAATGGTGTAGATAAAACTGCTCCTGAATATATTAAGAATATATCAGCAAAAGTTACTTTAGAAAAATTTAAAACTACACCAGAAGAAGAAGCTAAAGGAATAACTCCTATCAGTAAAGCTATAGAACTTTTACAAAGAGCATTGCCGCATGTAAAAGATAAAGCTAAAAGAGACGAAATAGCTTCTACTATAGAAAAATTAAAATTTGATGATTTAAAATATCAAGATTATGTTAATACTGCTAATGAATATAGAGAATTTTTAGAACAAAAAATAGGTAAAGATAAATTAAATAAATATTTTAATCATCTTAAAACTGAAGAAGAAAAATTAAAAGAATATAAAGAGAATAAAAAAGAACAGCCTAGAAATTTTGGAGATTGGTATTCAATTACAAAATCAGATAATTTAGAAGTAAAGACACAATTTACAACAGTTCCTAAAGAAATAAAAGGAATAAGTAGTGAAATTGAAAAATATACTAAAGAATTTAATGATAACAAAAATCAAGTATCTGTTATTAAAACTTATACAAAAATAGGTCAAACTCAACAAGAATTAGAAAGTTCTGAAACTTTATTAAAACAACTATCTGATAAAAATAATTTATTTGGTAGGCTTGGAGATATAACTGGTTATGAATTATCTAATAATACTTTAGGTCAAAGACTTACTTTAAAAAGTATATTATCTTCAATGACCCCTTTTAAAAGTGATGATAAATTAAAAGAAAGTATACAAGTTACAGCTGGTTATGTTAAAGCTCCTTTAATGACTAAAGAAGGGTTAGAGCCAGGAGTTATACTTAATGTAACTAGTGGAAATAATACCAAAAAAATATTTATACCAGCTAGTTCGGTTTATAATAATATGTTGCAAAATATAATTCGTAATCAAACTCCTTTTGATGTTTATTTAGATTACGTTAGAGCACAAAATGCAAATAAATATAAGCTTCCTTTAATGAATGATGTTATTAATGTAGGTGGTAAACAAATAGATTTAAGTAAAAAACAATATTGGTTGATTTTTGACGAAGATAGAAGTGGTTTTACTTTAAAAGACCAAGAAGCTTACGAAGCTACTAAAAATAAAAAATAAAGTTAACAAAGTAAGTAATTAAATAAATAAAATAAAATAAATGGAAATCATTAGAAGTTCAGACATTACTCCAAAAAAAGATACAGTTAAATACGATATTACTAAAGAATCAGGTGCTCCTATTTACTATAATGTAAATAAAAAGCTTCAAGAAGATTTGTATAATTTTGGCGTTAATAATATAATGCCTACTGCTAATCTTTATGAAGAAGCAGCTTTATTACAACCGTTTTCTAATAAATTATGGAGAAGCGGAAAAGTATTTGGAGCTATAGCAGGTAGTACATTTTTAGATACTTTTGTAGGAACTGTAGCTGGTATTGCAAATTTGGCAAAAGGTGGTAAGGATGGTGAGATAGAATTTAATGATTTTGTAGATAATCCTTTTTCTTCTAGTTTAGATGAATGGTTAGAAGAAGTTAGAACTAATAATATACTTTATGATACTGAAGCAGATAAAAATAAACCTTTTTATGAAAAACTTAGTACTGCTAATTTCTGGCTACATCAATTTGAAAATGCTGGATTTTTAGTAGGTGCTTTAGGAGCAACAGTTTTAACTGGTAATATTTTAGGGGCTTTATTATCATTAAATAAATTAGGAAAATATAGTAAAGTTGTAAATGCTTTAGCTAAGATAGAAGGTCAAGGCAGCACTACTTTAAAAACTACCGCTAAAAGAATGTTAACTGCTATGGAAGCTAATCCTATGAGAGTAGAACAAATAGCAGATGATATTATACAAATGGCTGGTAAAATAAAAACTAGGACAGCTATAAATCAAATAGGTAGTAGTATTTTAGGAAAAATGGGTGAAGCTAGAATAGAAGCTTTATCTAATGGTAGAGAATGGGAACAAGAACAATTAGAAAATTTAAAATATAGATATGGTGAAAATATACCTGAATTTGAATTAAAAAGATTAGAAGAAGAAAAGAAATATTTACAAAATACTATATTTGGAATTAATGTTGCTGCATTAAGTCTTTTTGATTATGTTCAGTTTAAAAATTTATTAACTGGTGGAGTAAAACTAAATTCCAAAGTTCTTACAGATATAATAACAAAATCTACAACTAAAGAAGGGCTTTCTTTTGCTACTAAGCAAATGTCAAAAGCTGAAAAGATAGCTAAATATATAATATCTGGCGGTAAAAATCCATTTGCTGAAATGACACAAGAACAATTACAGTTTGCAACAGCAGAGGGAACTAAAGATTACTTTGATTTAAGAACAGATAAAGAGGCTTTAGAAAATACTAAAACTATAATAGGTTCTATATTTAAAGGACTTGAAGAAGCTTATGGAAGTGCTGAAGGTTGGGAAAATGCTTTCGGTGGTTTTATATTTGGCGGATTAGGATTGCCTTATATTAAAAGAAATGATAAAGGTAATTTAAGAATTGGAATTGGTGGTGGTATTGCTAATGGAATAAGAGAATATAATGAAAGCTTAAAAGCTACAAATGCTGCTATTGCTAAAGCTAACGAATATGCTACTAATGATAAATTTAGAAGTTTATTCGATTACATGGTAAGTGATGCTGCAATACAAAAATCAAAAAATGAGGCATACGCTAAAGGATTTGAAGCAGTAGCAAGAACTCAAGAAAAAGTACAACTAGCTAATATGGTAGCTGCTTTTTCTGATATAGGTCAATTAGATGTTTTAAAAGAAAAAATAAATGATTTAAATTCTATATTAGAAGGTAGTTCTAGTGCTGAAACTATTAATAAATATAAAGAAGAATTAGAATTTATAGAAAAGAGTATACAAATCTTAGAATCTTTAGATTTTAGCGACCTACCTGAAAATGTAGAAAATTTGGATGAAAGCCCTAGAAACTTATCTAATATAAAAAAAGATGGAGTTATAGCTAATTTAATAAATAGATATAATGAAATTAAAAATAAATTATCTTTAGGAGAAGAATTACAAAAAGAACCTAAAATAGGTATAGAAAAAGCTGCTTCTGAATTAAGAAAAATGCTTTCTTATACTGTTACTGAAAATATTAACGGTAAAGAAACTGAAGTTACTAAATCTCCTTTTGACGACTTGAGTGATGAAGCTCTAGTTAGCAAAATGAGAAATAGATTAAAGAAAATATCTGAAAGAATAGATAAATTTGAAGAATTATATCAAAGTATAAATTATAGATTTTCTAATTATTCAGAAGATACTAGAAAGTCATTATTCTTAAACGTTGTACAAACAGAAGATGTTTTAGAAAGAGGTAACAAATTATTAAGAGAATTACAACAAATAGCTACTAAAGGAAAAACAAGCTCTAGATATAATTTTAGAAAAGAAATTAAAGCTAAAGCTGAATACGAAAACTTACTAAAAAGAGTTTTAGACAAACTTAGCAATAATGAATTTATAGATGAAGAACTACAAAAAGAAGGAAATGATTTATTAGATTTAATATCTTTTACTAAAGGTAAAAGATATACTAATTTAGAAGATTTAAGAGATGCTTTAAAAGAAAGTATTGATAAGTACGGAGATTTATTACTAGAAAAACAATCTGAATTTGAACAAGAAAGAGATTGGAGAAGTGCTGTTGATTTACAAGATTTTTCTAGAGTAATGTTAGATAAAGATAGTAGAAATGCTTTTCTAGAAGATTTAGCATTAATAGAAAAAGATAAAGAAAATGGTAAAAAAGAAGCAGAAAAAGGATTAGACTTATTAACTCTCTCTGATTTTAGAACTAAATTAGTAGAAGCTTATTATAAAATGGTTACTAATGAAGAACTAGAAGAGTACAGAAGAGAGAAAAAAGCTTTAAGTTTACTAGAAAAGAAAAAAGAAAAAGATGCTGAAAAAAAGGCTGTAAATAGTGAAGTAGCTCAGTTATATAAAAATTTAAATACTTATGTTGATGGAGATGATGTTTTAGAAAAGACTTATTTTCCAGAAGTAGAAGCTCTTACTAAGGAAGCTAAAGAATTAAAAACACCAATAGTAAAGAGAGCTAGTTCTGAATTATCTTCTAAATTTTTATCTGGTGCTATTGTTCTTAGTACTGATAAAGGTCCTGTAAAAAGACTTTTTTACAAAGAAGGAGACCCTAATACTTTATATGAACAGGTAAAAGATAGTAAGGGCAATTGGATATTTGTAGAACTTACTTATAGAAAAAAAGATGGTACTACTTTTAAAAGAATAAAAACAAAATCTGCTGCTAATTTTGTAAAACAAGTAAGAGAAAATTTAGAAAAAACAGGTGTAGCTTTTTACGAAGAATCTTTTTACAGTAAAAAAGATAGAGAAGAATATAAAAAAAGATTAGAAGAAGGAAATTATACAACTTCACCAGAAGAATTAGAAGAAGCAGAAGAAACACAAGAAACAGAAAAAACTACAGATAAAAATAAATCTGAAAAAATAACAGTACGTTATACTATAAGTTATGTAAATTCAGAATATTTACAACGTCAAGATGAAATAAATAGAATAAATAGACAGTATCAAGCTAGAATAATTTCTTTAGAATCTTTAATTGCAGAACAACAAGATGCTGTTAATAATTTAAAAGAAATAAATCTATCTACAATTAATGAAAATATAGATACTTTACAAAAAGAATTTGAAGAGGTTAATAAAGAATATACTGAAAGAACTTCTTCTAATAGATTTAATTCTAAACAAGCTAAAGATAAAACTTACAGACTACTTCAAAGAGGACTTGAAATTTTAAGACAATTAGAAAATTTAAAATCAATTAAACAAGAAAGACTTAATTTAATTCAACAAGAAAATTCTAATGTTTATGAAGCATTACAAGTTTTAAATAAAGAATTAGAAGAAGTTAAAGCTTCATATAATGAATTTAAAAAAGCAGCTCCTACTGGTAAAAATGTAGATAATCCTGAATACTTAAAGAAAATAAAAGATAAAATAAAATTATATGAAGAAACTTTAAATAAGTTTGACAAAGTAAAAGAAGATTTAAGTAAATATGAAGAAGACATTAAAACTATTATAGATAAATTAAATATTGAACTAGAATCTATAAATAGTCAAACTACTGATTTAAAGAAAGGATTTAACTCTTTATTATCTGATATTATTAAAAGAATACCTGAAGGACTATTACCTGAAAAAACTATAGATGGACTTCATGCTTATTTTACAAGTAATAAAATATTAGATAAAGATTTAGAAAAAGATATAGAAGCTTTATTTGAATTAAGTTATGATTATTTTGGTAAGATAAACTTTTTAGAAGGAAGAAAAGTTGCTATACTTGAAGAAAAAAGTAAGTTAGGTTATTATAACTCTCTTTTAAAGAAATTGTCTAGTTTATCTAGCTTTAAAGTACAAGCAGATTCTTTGAAAAAAGAATATAAAAATTTAGTAGAAGAAAAAGCTAAAACTGAAAAAGAAGTACAAAAGAAATTTAGTGTTGCCAATAAAGGAGTTATAGAGACTTTAGATAATGAATTAGACGAGGATTTAGAAAATGATTCATACTTATATCAAGCTACTTATGTAGATTTATACGGTTGGGCTGTTTCTACAGGTAGAGATAGTGAAAGAGGTGATTATGGTAAACCTGGTGAAAGTTCTAATCCAGTTATAGAAGAACGTAGATTTTTTAGATGGTTAGAGAATATAGGAATAAATGAAGACCCTAAAAACTATAAATTCATGTCTGTTACTATAAACGATGAAGTTTATGGTTTAGGAAAGCCTAATTCTGTTTATAATGACCCTAAAATAGAAGGAGTAAATCATAATGAAGATGATATAAGACTTGTTTTAGTAGATTCTGAAAACAAACCAGTTATAGCTTATGGAGGTGTTGTATATGCTAAACTTAGAGATTTATCTTTAAATTTTAAAGATACTAATTCTCCTAGATATAGCTTTTTTAACAAAGACCTTAGCAAAGAAACTAAAGCTGAAATATTAAGTAATGCTCTAGAAGTACATAAACAAATTAGAGATATTATTAAAAAGAATAGTAATAAGAACTTCTTTTTTAATATAACATCTTTTAATCCTGGTAAACCTATAAGTAATAAAACTAAAAATTCTGTAGTAGGTACTATTGTAGAAAAAGAAAGTGATATAGCTGATAAGTTAAATATATTAGTATCTATAGGAGAGAAATCTGAAAAAGGTAAAACAAATAGAACTATAACTGCTGGCGAAAGAAGAATAGTATATCCTGCTGGTAGAGTGTTATTTAAACTTGGAAATACTTGGATACCTGCTATTACTAGAAAAATAAATAGACAAGAAGCAGAAACTGTATATCAATTAGTTAAAGCTTACTTACAAAACTATAGAAGTACTTTACCTAATACAGCTAGTGAAAAAGCAAAAGAGGCAAAGACAACTGAAAGTTTAAATTTAAGTTATAAAAATTTAATTACTTATATAGAAAATATAGTTTATTTATCTGAAAATTCTGTAATTCCTTTTGATATAAAAGAAGATGTTTTAGTATTACAAAATAAAGTTATAACTTTAGATACTTTAGAAGAAAATAAAGATGAAATAATTGAAACTTTACAGAAAAAAGTACTAAATGTAAATAATAGAATTTTAGCTCTACTTAATAATAAAAATAAAGAAGAAAACTTACCTAAGTATAAATCAGTTTTATGGAATGGTTATAGTTTTGAAGAAACAGAATGGGATAGTTATAAACATTATTTAACTTCTCCATTAATGCCTAATGGTACTACTAGGCAAATAGAAGATATTCCATTGACTACATTTTTAAGGATTAAGCAAGATGCTACTGAAGATGATATTATAAACGATAAAGTTAGAAGATTTCAACAAGGGTATGCTACATTTGAACCTAATCCACTTTCTCCTGATTCTACCTTATCGGGAGAAAGTAAAGAAACCATAAATAATACTATTCCTCAAACAGAAGATAATAAATCTAAAGTTACTAAAATAACTGCAATTAGAGAAGATAATAATTTTAATGTTATAGTAGATGTTAAAAATAGAAAATTTAAAATAGAAACTAAAGAAAGGATTCCTGAAGTAGATGAATTTGAAAATAAGATAAATTTAGATTTTGGTGGAAATAATATGGAAACCAAATCTGTAGAACAAATTATTAAAGAAATAGAAGATAATATTTTACCTATTTTAGGAAAACCTAAATATAGTTTTAAAATTACTAAAGAATTTGAACAAAATTTAGAGAAAAAAGCTCAAGAATCTAATATAAAAAATGAAGCAAGTTTAGAAGGGTTTTTTGGAGAAGCTCCTAAAGTTGATTTAAATGACCCTAATATAAATCCTGAAGCTAAGCCTAAAACTAATTCTAATAATTTTTCTGATATTGATAAAGCTATTGATGATGCTATCAATTCTGCTTTTAGAATTTATACAGGTATTTTAGATACTATAAATATAGAAGAAGCTGAAAATTGGTTGGTTGAAACTTTAGGTATAGATATAACAGATAGAGAATCTTATGAAAGAGTAGATAATCTTATTGAAGGTATAGCTAGTGGTAGAATTTTAAGTAATGGTAAAATACTTCTATCTACGATGGGAGAACAAGGAACAGAATACCACGAAGCGTTTCACTATGTATCAAATTTATTAATATCTAAAGAAGAACAAAAAGAATTATGGGATGAATGGAGATTAATAAATAATAAACCTGATGCTACTGATAAAGAAGCAGAAGAAGGACTAGCTGAAGGGTTTGCTATTTATATGCTGAACAAAAAAGCTAAGTCTAAAAAACAAGAAAGTCTATTTAGAAAAATATTAAATTTAATAAAAGCTGCTTTTTCTTTAAATACTAATAAAAAAATAGAAGATTTTTATGCAAGAATAGAAAGAGGAGAATTTAAAAATGCTAAAAAAGTAAGAGAAAATTTAATGTTTTCTAAATTAGATTCTGTTAGAAATATTAATAATGCTGCTGTAGCTAAAAGAATACATAATAAAGTAATATCTAAATTATTAGCTAATGATATAAAAATTCTTTATCTTTTTAATTCTGATGATTTTAAGGAAATAATAAGACCTATATATAACGCTTCATTTAAAGAAATGTTAGAAGAAGATGGGTTAACACAAAAATTTGAAGAACTTCCTTATGAAAGAAAGAAAGAAATATTACAACAAGCAGTAGTTATTCATAAAGATTTTATAAAAGCTTTAGGTTATACACAACCAAGTGAGGAAGATATAGAAGAAGATGACATTTCAGAAGAAGAATCAGATTTATCTTTAGGTAAAGATGAGGTTATTAGTAAAGAAGTATCTAATGAAAGTTATAAAGAAGCGTATTTAATAAATCAAAAATCTAAAATAAAAACTCCTTTAAGATTAGTTTTAGCTTCTTTTGCTGATACTTATGAATATGATAAATTTATAAATAAGCTAATGAATAAATTAGCTAATTCTATTAGTTATGAAGAAATTAAAGGTAGGCTTTTAAATAGTAAAGATACAGGCTTTAGAAAACTTTATAATCTATTAAATTTATTAGAAGATAGAGCTAAAAATGGAGATTATTATAGTGCACAATTTATAGTTTCTTTTTACAATTCTTTTTCTAAACATAAAGAAAACTTTGAAAATTTAATAGTAAATAGAGACGGTACTGTAAATAGAGTTAATACAAATACCACTAAAACTCAAGATATTACTTTAAGAAAGTGGTTAAATAATCTATTAACTATAAATAATGATTTAGTTTATAGAGAAAATGGAACAATAAGATTAACTAAAAAAGGAAAAGAATATTTAGCTTCTACTACAACTCAACAATTAGATTTTCTAGAAAAACTAGGTATAAAATTTGAAAATAAAGAAGCTGTTAAAAATTATTTAAATTCTGAAAATGGAATAGAAGATTTAAAAAGTATAACTCTATTAATAAACGATTTAAAATCAGAAAAGATAACTTTAGATAAATTAGGAAGTAAAGATTTCTATACTAATACTTCTTTAAGTAGATTAAAGAGATTAGTAGAATTAGAATCTTCTTTTAATGAAGATGTTGTAGAAAACGTAGCTGTTACTTCAAAAGGAGAAATGATTTATTCTATTACTCTACATAATTACATATCTAGATTAGTATATAAACTTTCTTCAGGGATAATACCTAACTTTTTAAATAAAAATACTAATATATACGCTAGAGATAGTATAATATTAGAAAGAATTTCAAAAAAGAAAAATGCCATAAGAGTAGGTATTACTAATGGTATGAGTAAAGCTGCTGAAACAGGTCAAGATGTTTCACAATTAAGTTTTAAAGATTTTCTAATTGTAGAACTTAATAATATACTATCTAAAAACTTTAGCTTTTTAATTACAGGAGATAAGAAAAGTTTTAGAACATTTAGTTTAGATAACTTTTTTATAAATATATCTGGTTATAGTAAGTTTGATATGGTAAAGCAAACTGTAGACCAGTTATATAAATATTATTTAACTGAATTAGAAATTATAAAACAAAAGAAAAATAAAGATAAAATTATAGTAAATGGAGAACAATTTTTAAACGATTTAGTTATATTTAAAAATATTAGAGATAAAAATGGTAATACTATAAATATAATTGATAGTGAAGAAGTTGTAAAAAATAAGATAAAAGATTATGTAGAATTTCAAATTACATCTAATTATAACTTATTTAAAAATAATGGAATAATTAAATCTAATAAAATTAATGTAAGTAAAGAAATTTTAAGAGAGGTATTAAATATAAAAGAAGGTAAAGAAAAAGAATTAACAGAAGAACAAATAGAAAAAGTAGTTACTGCTTTTACTACTAATTATATTATAAGTGCAATAGAACAAACAAAAGTACTCTTTGGAAATCCTGCTTATTATATTACTAAATATAAAGGTAATATACCAGATTTAACAGCTAGTTTTATAGATATGTTTAAAAGGTATGCAGGTGCTGTTGCTACTACTAAACAAGTTATTAATACTCCTGTTATAAATGAATATATGGATACTTATATGCCTAGAGTAGATGGTAAAACAGGAGAAGACAGATTAAAAGTAAAAGTAGTTACATTTGAAGACATAGTTTCAGTAAAAGAAGAATTAAGTATTTTAGGTGTAAAAGGTTACGATGAAATAGATGAAACTGATTCTTTCGGTATTATATTAGATGATTTATATAGAGATTTATTATTCAGGTCAGATAGTTGGTCTGAAGAAATGAATAAAGCTTGGGAATTAGAAAGTAAAGGAGAAGAAGCTAATTCTATATTACCTAGTATTAAACCTGTTATATATGGAAATTCTAGTGAAGAAGAATTAAAACCTTTTTATGTTAAATTTGCTTTACTTAGATTAAGTCCTACTTTAATAAAAGCTATTAAAGAGGATTCAGAAGCTTTCCCTGCTCTTTACTCTCTATTGGAAAAAATGAGGAATAACCAAATTGATATTGGTGTATTTAGAAGTGGAAATAAAATAGGGTTTAAATTAAAAAAAGGAGAAAAAGGTAAATATCAAGGTCAACCTCTTTATAATGAATCTGGAGAAATAGCAGATATAGACAATGAACTTGTTACAGAAATACCAATAGAAAGTATAGGAATACAAGTAGAAAATTCTCCTAAAGATGCAAAAGAAACTTCTAGAGGTACGCAAGAAGCTGCTATCATTGCTACAGATTTAGCAGACAAAGGAACATTTAAAAAAGGTACTATTACTATTAAAAATAAAGTTCTAACTATAGAAGAAGCTGTAAGAGATTTATTTAAAGCACAATCTGATTTAACAGATTATTATTTAGATAAAGTAAAACAAGAATTAAATTTAAAATATGAAAATGGTAGAGCTGTATTTTCTGATGGTGGAGAAGCTTTAAAGAAATTATTAATAGAAGAAATTAATTCAAGAGGAGAAATACCTGATAATCAAATAGAAGCTCTTATATTGGAATTAGAAGGTCTTGAAAAAGGAAAACCTGTATATTTAGATTTATTAGTTAATTATAACAAATTAGAACCAATTCTATATTCTATATTTGAAAATAAAGCAGTTAATCAAAAAAGATTTGGTAAATCTTTAGTTCAATTTCCAGATACAGGAACAGAATTAAAAGTAAGAGAAAGAATTAATGGTAAATATAAATCTAATGGATTAAAGTTTTATGAAAATGGTAAAACTATGGAAATATATTTACCTTATTATTTTGGTAACATTCTTTCTGAAGGTCAAACTATAAATAAGATAGACCCTAATAATTTAAAAATGTATGGCTTTCGTATTCCTACAGAGCAACTTAACTCTTTAGAAAGTATAGTTGTTAAAGGATTTTTACCTAAGTCTTACGGTAATACTTGTATTGTTCCTAGCGGTATTACTAAAAAAGTAGGTTCTGACTTTGACTTTGATAAAATTAATATTTATTTTCCTAATTTTATAAGAAAAAAAGTAGATAAAATAGATTTAGAAGATTTTGAAAATAGTTATGAGTATTTTAATTATACAGATGAAGATGATAGAATTGCTATAAAAAATTTATTAAAATCTAGTAATTATACCTTTACAGAATTATTACAAGCTTTAAATTCATATAGTTTAAAAAGTGATAAAGGTGAATTAGGTAAACTTAAAGAATCTAAAGCATATAAATCATATAGTGAAGATACTAAAACAGCTATATCTAATCTTAAATTAGCTTTAATTAATTTTAATAGACGAAAAAATGAAGAAAATAAAAATCTTAAAAAATATGAATATATTTATGTAGAACCTAATGAAGAAAATCTAAATAATCCAGAACTTAGAGAAAAAGCTTTGCAAAATAAAATACTGGAATATACAATAGCTTTATTAGAAAGTAGAAGTCCTAAAGATAAACTTGAACCTAACAGTATTAGTAAATATAAAGATTTATCTTTAGTTATAGAAAAGAAATTACAAGAGTTTTATCCTGATAGAGTTATTAATAATTATAGCTTTACAGATTTACTTAATTTCAAAACAATTTCTACTCTTAGAAATATGTTTTGGTATGGTAAAGGATTAGTTGGTATATTTGCTTTAGCTAACAAAAGTCATCCTTTATTTCAAATAGCTGATATTAGAATAAATAGTAATCTTAAACTTGATGATGAAGTTTTAAACTTTTCTATAAATTTTAAAGGAATAGAAAAAGACTCAAATGGATATTACAGTCTAGGTAATATATATACAGTAGATGAAAATGGTAATCCTACTAATGAAAAAATATCTAATGTATTAGGACAAGGTGTTTCTTTAGCAGTAGACGTTGTAAAGAACCCAGAAGTTATGGAAAGGTTTAATCTAAATGCTGAAACAGCAGATGTTTTTCTATTCTTAGTTTCAGCAGGATTACCTTCTCAAACAGCATTATACTTTATAAGCCAACCTATAATAAGAGAATATGTAGAAATAATAAGTAGACATAAATCAATATCTACTATGATTTCTACTAAAGAAGATGAACTAGAACAATTAAAAACTAAATATGGTGATTATAAATACAATAAACTTACATTAGAGCAATTACAACAATTTAATAGACAAGTACAACAAAATATATTAGAAGACTTCTTAACCTATAAAAAAGTTGCTTTTAAAATAAGTCAAATGCGAAGTGCATTTTCTTTTGATACTAGAGGGTTAGGAAGTACAGATGCTGTAAAAGATTTATTAAAAACAAATAGAGAAATTTTAACTAGTGGTAATTTTAAAAATCTAGATAGATATTTACAATTTACATTTTTAGATTCGTTTAAAAAAGTATATAATGCTTCTTTATTTACATTTAAAGACCTTATTTTTACAGAACAATTTGATGAAGTTGTTTATAGTCTAGATTCTTTTAGAGAAGAACTTTTAGAAAGAGTTTTTAAATCTAAAAATAGAAATAAAGTATCTAAACTTTTAAAGAATGATTTTAAAATATCTATATTAACATCTGGAGAAAAATTTGCTAATTGGCAATCTTTATTTAAAGGAGATGAAAGTTTACCTAAAAGACTTAAAAAATATCAAGAAGAAGTTAAAGATAGTAGACTTGATTATTTAATACCTATGATAAATCCAGATGGAGATGGTATAGATAATATAAGACTATCTAATAGAAACTTTAATGCTTATGTTATGCAAGAAATAGCTTCTGCTATAGAAGATATGTTTAATAGAGGAGGTAAAGATTTAAGCTTAGCAACAGATTTAATTAAGTTTTCTATGCTTCAATCTGGTTATAACTTTACGCAATTTAGTATAAATCAAATACTTCCAGCAGTAATTTCTAGAAAGGTAGTTAAAACTATATTAGATAAAATAGATATTAATGCACATATTAATACTTTTAATATATTCAGAAGAAATTTTTACATAAACAACTGGAGAAATTCAGATATAGTTCCTTATGTTAGTTATAGTAAAGCTTCTAAATTAATATTAAGAGTAAATGATTATAAAGCAGCTCCTTTTATAAAAACAACAGACAATAATGATATTTACAGACTTTATGAAAGAATTGGATTAGATGGCTCTGGTAGATTTTATATTTATCAAGAAATACCTTTACCTGTTATAGCTAATATAAAAGGTAAAATATGGACTACTGATATTAATAATTTAAATTCTGGTAGTATTAATTCTACTAATACAATTAATGAAGTAGGTAATAATCAAAATTTGTTAAGTGAACCCAATAGACAAAGACAAACAGCTTCTGAGATTTATTCTAATAAACAATTTACTAATTTACCAATTAAAAAATCAAATCCTATAAATATTAATGCTAAATTTCCAAAAGACCAAATAAAAGCTGATTATGCAGATGGTATTATAGCTTATGGAGAACCAGGTACAAGTACATATAAATATGCCAATGCTTTTGGTGGTACTAGAACTTCATTTAAAGCTGGTGAAACTATAATGATTTCTGTAAATGGTAAAGGTAGACCTAATCAAGCTGAAAATTTAGAAAAAACTAAAAAAGCTATTGATTTAGCATTATCTCAAGGAGTTAAATTTTTTATCGCTGATAACGAAAATGATGCAAATTCTAATCATAATTCTGTTGGAGAAGGTGCTATTAGAAAATATTTATTAGATAAAGGATTAGAATATCAACCGTTTAACGGCGTTGGTTTATATATAAATAAAAGTAATAATCAAACATTTAATCAAATTAGTAATAATAATTATTATCCTTTAGATTTAAACTTAGTAAAAGAATTACAAGAAAAAATACAATCTCTTTATCCTGAACTAGGATTAAATATTACTAATAATCCTACATGGGAAACAGATAAAAATGTTTTCAATCAAACAATACCAGATGAAATAAATAAATTTGAATTATTTGAAAACCAAGATACTTTATGTCCTAACGGTATTTGTAATTTTACAGCAAAAGAATCTACAGAATATTTAAAAAAAATAGGTTTAAATCCTTACCCTTCATCTCCTAATGGAGACCAATTAAGTGTTTTTGTAAAATCACCTCTTGGAAATTTTGATATAACTCATTATGTTTCTGCTGTAGCTATAAATAATGCTATTTATATTTATGATATGCCTCAACATGAGTTTATATCTAATGAATTTTTTGGATTAGGTTCACATGTAAAAGTTAAAGAAACATATAAACCAAGACTTATTCCTTTAACATTAGATGATATTCAAGCTAACTATAATCTAAGTCCAAAAGAAGCAGGTAGATTTATATATCGTATATTAGAAGCTCAAGGATGGGCAGGTGCGGATGCAACGCCTCCGTTTAGAGAATACATTGAACAAAATATTAGTAATCCAAAAGAATATATTAATCTTTTAGAAAATGAAATAAAAAATTCTGAATATGAAGAAAAAAATTATATAGAAGAATATATAAAAGAAATAGAAAACAGAAAAAAAGAAGTTAAAGAAAAGCCTTTATCTTCAAAAGAAGAAAAACAAGTTATTAAATATTATGAAAACAAGTTAAAATTAAAAACTAGGGAATATCTACCTAAAAAAACAAGTACTTTTAGTTTACGTTCTTTAGTTAAGTCAGTAATAGGTGATAGTTTTGAAAATCGTATATCTTACAATAATTTTGAAGAATCTTTACAATCTTTAGATAAGTATTTAAAATCTGAAGATTTTATAAATGATTTATTAGATAAAAGAGAGAAGTATTTACAAAAATTAAAATCAATAAATGAATATGTAAATAAAGTTTATTCGCTTTCAAGATTATTTGCTTCTTTTACTAAAAAAGTAAAACTTGAAGGTATAGAAAATGCTATTAAAAAGTTTGATAAAAATCAACAATATACTTTAAGGTCATACTTACCTTATAATATTTTATCTAAATATAAATCAAATGAACAAGCAGCATTTTTATTAAAACAATATTGGAGTAATAAAGACAATATTGTAAAAAATCTATCTATAAATAAATTAGATACTATAAGTAAAGTAGATACTTTTTCAGATTTAATCTTAAATAGATATAAAGCTCATTCTCAATTTAATAAATATAATACTGTTTTAAACTTTTTAAAATCTACAAATTTTGATGCTTCTTATTTATATCAAGTAATTTCTAATGAAGCTATTAGAAAATATAAATATTTTGAAAAAATTGGAAATATACAATTTCAAAAAGATGAACTTAATAGAATAATAGGTCAAGCTAATATTAAAGCCGGTACTGTTCTTATAGATGCTTTAAACCAAAGAATAGATACATTACCACACGAATACGCTCACCATTATATAGCTTGGTTTAGAAACACACCAATAGTTCAAGAAGCTATTAGAAAGTGGGGAAGTGAAGAAGCTCTTGTTCAGTCTATTGGCGAACAAGCTGTTAAACAAAGAGGTGAAGCTTGGAATTGGTGGACTAAATTTGTAAAATGGATAATGGATAAATTTAATTCATTATCTAAACTACAAAAACAAGAACTAACACAAATACTTACAGATGCTTTTCTAAAAAGAGTTGATTTAGAAACAGGTGAAGTTGGTTTTAGTTCTGAAAGATTAAGAGAACTTCAAAATAGAGCTAGTGGTATTTTTAATCAAAGAGAAAATCAGATTAAAACAGGAGTAAAAGAATTATTTAATCAATATCGTGAATTAGCCTCTATTGGAACTCTAGAACAATATTCTGCTTATTTAGATACTATATTTCCTGATAGTAAAGTTAAAGATATTGTTTATCATTATGGATATATACCAAAAAATAATAATTTTATTCATTTTGGTTCTAAAAAAGCTGCTTTAACTAGAAAATTATATGCTGAAGAAAAAGGTAAATCATTGTATTTGAGTATTATAAACATTAAAAATCCTCTATTTAAAAGAGATTCTGGAGATGAATCTCCTGCAAGGTTTATAAAAGATATACAAAATGCTGGTTTTGAAACTGGAATAAATCAAGATTATGATGTTCCAAAAGGTGATGATTGGTTTAAAGTAAAAAATAATTACCCTAATAAATCTACTTTTAATGGAAAAGAAATTCCTGATATTAATGATAAAAAAATAGTTGAAAATAAATTATTAAATTCAAAATTTGATGGATTTGTATATATTAATACAGGAGAAGGGACTAATGATGAATCTTTTGTAGTATTTAGACCAGAACAAGTTCATATACTAGGAAGTAAACAAGATATAGAAGGTTTTAGAGAGTTTGTTAAAAATGATAATATAGTAGAAAATAATCAATATGAAAATATTAATCAACAGGTAGAAGAATTATTTGATAAAAATCTTCAATTAGCTAATGAAATATATAAAACTTTAGGGTTTGATGTTATTGATGAATCTGAAATAACATATACAGATGAAGAAGGTAATCCTTGTGCTAAAGATGGAATGAGTTTTAATAAATTTACAAAAGGCGGTAAATGGGAAATTGTTAAAGAATTTAAAGGAGCTTCCCATGAAAGAGGAGGTATTGATATAGAAATAAGTAATGGAACTATTAAAATGACTGGTAAACAAGGTCAAATTAAAGCAAAAAATGGTTTAGTTATTAATTCAAAAACTTTAAAATAATATGAAAAAACAAATAGAAGTAGAAGGCGGTGAATTAGCAATTCGTAATTCATACGGAGATATTGTAATTATACCTAAAAAAGATAGAGCAAAAGTAGAAAGTATGATTAAAGATAAGTGCTGGAGTTGTGTAGATGCTTTTGTAGATACATTACCAGTAATGTCTGATTATGCAGAAGATGGTAGTCTTATTCCTAGTAAGAAAATTAAAGTTAAAGATGAAAAAGGTATTATTAAAGAGTATGATATATCTTCTAAAGAATATAAAGATTTATATAATTCAGGTAAATTAATGACTTATGATAAAAATACTAATACTTATATAGCTACTCCTTTAAAAGAACTTGTAGTAGAAGATAAAGCTCCTGATTGGTTAAAGTATAAAAGAGAATATGAAAAAACAAATCCTAAATATGATTATATACAAAAATATTTAACACCTTTTGCAAAAAGTCTTGGTAATACAGAAACAAATTATCCAAAAAGACTTGATGAAGAATATGAAAAAAAATCATTAGATTATGTTTCTGAACAATTAATTAAAAATAAACCGCAAGGAAATTTAAGTAGAGCTGAATGGTTAAATTCAATGACGAGTAAAGAAGAAGAATTCGTTAAAAGAAATCCTAAATATCAATCTTCTTTATGGGCAGATACTAAAAGAGGTTTGACTTCATTAATAGAACAAAATCCATCACAAACAATTAAAAACATTTTAAATTCTCCTGATTATAGTGATAGAGAAAAGCAAGAAATGTTAAAAGAGTATGCTGATAATCCTATAATGAGTAAATTAGGTGATGCTTCTAAAATACTAAATCCATTAACTATACCTTCTAAAATGGTACAAGCTGCTTATAAAGATGATTATTCTTTTAGTGATGCTATTAAAGGTAAGAAGAATAAAGCTGGTATTGTAGAAGATATTGTAACAGACCCTTTAAATCTTGTTGGATTAAGTATATGGAATAAATTATACAAAACAGGTAAATTTAAAAAGTTAGATGATTCCTATGATGCTGTAAAAGGATTAAGTAAAGAAGAAGCTATTTCTAAACTTGATAAAGAAATATTAGATAACAAAGCTTTAATACAAAAATATAATACTACTGAAAAACAAGATAAAACTTGGCAATTAGAAGAATTACCTGGACTACATTTAAAATCTACAATGTCTGATGGTCCTATTAGTAAAATAGTAGAACCTAAAACAGGATTAATAAACATAGAACAAGCTTTATCAATTATAGGTAAAGAATCAGGAGGTGCTGAAAAAGTAGCTTTAGTTAAACAATGGTTAGGAGAAAACATTCCTAAAAAAATGGATTTTAATGATTTTAGAAAATTAATACAAGAAAACCTTATTCCTTTAGAAAGACGACTTGTTGACTATAGGAGTGATTATGGTTTAGAGAACATAGGATATCCTAGTAATAAAAAAGAAATTTTACAAGCTATTGAAGACCCTAGTAGAATATATTTTCATAAAAATTCGGGTAAATATGAAATAGAAGGAATATTTGGTTTAAATTTTCCAAATAAAGAGGCAGCTATAAATTATACAAAATCTTTACCATTAGAAAACAAAACTCTTATATTAGGAAATAAAAATAAATTTGGTAGAGGTTCAAATGCTCATGGTAATCCAGATGAAACATTAGGTCATATTCATTTTTTAAGAGATGAGGAAACTCCTGATGTATTAACAGTAACTCAAATACAATCTGATGCTTTTCAAGGTACTCATAGAATTATGCCAAAATCTTTTGATAAAGATTTTGAATTAAAAGCTTTAATGAATATGGAAAATCAAGAAAAAGAACTTTTAAAGTTAGGAGCTTTTAATGAGGCTAAAAAACAAAAAGAATTTAATTTAATGAAAAAAGCAGAAATAGAAAACTTTACTCAAAAACAACTATTAGATAAAAATCATCAGAAAAGATATTTACAAGAGTTAGTAGATTATGCAGGTAAAAGAGGCGATATAAATAAAGTAAGATTGCCTACTCCTGAAACTGCTGCTAAAGTGCAAGGATATAGAAAAAAAGAAACTTCAGTAAATTATTCTCCTGAACATCAAACTATTCTTAAAAAATATGCAGAACAACCTAAGATTATTAAAAAATTATTTGGCGTAGAACCTAAAAAAGTTACAGATAGTAAAGGTAATACTTGGTATGAATTTGATATACCTAAAAAGTTTAAAGAAGGTAAAGGAGAAATAAAAGCTTTTGGTATAATTCCTCCTGCTATTGGTATAGGTCTTTTAAATCAACAAAATAATAAAACAGAAAAACAATGAGCTGCAAACCAACATATAGAGGAGTAAGATATAATTCTTTAGAAGAATTATATAAAAGTGTTAATACTATAACACCTGAACAAAAACAACAAGCTATACAAACATTTACTGATTATGTAAATCAAACAGGTAGAAAAGATATAGAAGGGTTTAGAGAATTTGTTAAAAATAATAATATTACTAAAGCAGAAACCAGTCAATTTGATAAAAATAATATTGAAAATTTAATTAGTAATTTTAAACAAAAATTATTATCTTCGCCCATTGTTAAAGAAATAACATTAAAAGCATTTAATGTTAATACAATAGAAGAAGCTGAAGCTGCTATTAGAATATTTGCTGCTGTACATGGTGTAGATAAAACAAAAGAAATGTTAGATAAATGCTATTAAAATATGAATATTTGTTATAATAGAAATCATACTAGATACAAAGAAATACAAAGATATTACAATTTACCTTCTTTGGTTATAGATGCTATAATATTAGACTATAACAAAAAGACAAATACAGATGTTAATACTATACCTTCTGTAGAAATACTTAAAAAACTTAATGATGGTATAAAAAGTATACTTGTATATAAAGATGTAGCTAGTATAGAAAAAGCTAAATATAAAAACCATCCAGCTATTTCAGTAACTACAGAACCTGCTGAAAAAGGTAAAATAAAATTAACTTACAGTCCTAAAATAGAACTTTTAGATATTGAAAGTTTAAAGCAAGCTTATATTAAAGAAATGGATAATGTAGCTAAAAATATAAAAGAAGATATTAGTTATAGCATTAAAAGTTCTGCTGCACAAAAACAATTAGAACAATTTAATAGTGAAAATCGTACATTTAGTTATAGAATTAGTCCAGCTAGACTTAAAAAAGAATTTGAAGCAAAATATCCTTTATTAAATATAAATGTATCTGTTACTGGAGAATATAATAGAGTTACTGCTGAAATTAAAAATAATTATCCTACAAGAAAAGATGCTAATTTAGAGTATAAATTGGTAAATTTTCTTAGAAAATTAGGTGTAGATGTTAAAGGATTAGATAGCATAAAAGATGCTGAAGGAAATCCTATACCTGATGCTTTTGGTAGAGCTGTATATTTAAAAAGAAATCTTAGATATATAGTAGAAGTTTTAGAAAAAAATAGAAATGCAGATACTATACCAGAAGAAACTGCTCACGTTATTTTATGGATGATGAGAGGTACTTATTTGTACCAAAAAATGATGAGCGAAGTTAAAAATACTGAAACTTATAAACAAGTACTTGAAGATTATGCAGGTATATATACAACAGAATTAGAATTTAAAGAAGAAGCTGCTGTTAAATTAATAACTGCAAGTATAATGCGTCAGTATAGGGCAGGTAGAACAGATTTAACTAAAGAACAATTTGATAGACTTACTAAAGAAATAAATAAAGTTAAAAGTATTTTTGATAAAATAATAGAATATTTAACTAATCTATTTAATAAATTTAAGACTAATACTTTTGACTATACAGCAATGAAAATTCTGTTTGAAGATACTAGCGATTTAATAACAGATGGTAGTAATATAGAAAACGATTTAAGTGCTTTACAAGTTAGTGAATATTCAGAAGAAGATTTAAGGGAAATTAAAAATGCTGCCGATAAGATAAGAGAAAGGAGGATTGTTAGAAACTCAAGAATAAACTCTAAAGGAGAAGAAGAATTTTATTATAGCGAAGATGGTGTAGAATTTAAAACTACTGTTACAAGAAAAGTCAAAGGCAATAAAGATATAAATAGGTCAGATTTGCAACGTATTCACGATGATGTAAATAAAAGATATGGTATTTTAGGGCATCAACAGCTACAAAAAGCTATTAATAGAGCTGTTGAAATGAGAGAGAAGAATATTAACATTCCTAGAGAAGTTGTAGATGGTATATTAATAGAAGATGTTGCTAAAATTGAAATGTTTGCAGAACTTTTAGTAAATAAATATCCTAAAGGAAGTATATTTTTAACAGAACAAATTATAGGAGATAAAGAAAAAAAGGTCGCTGGTACTGTAGACTTAATAGTAATATATAAAGAAAATGGTAAATTAAAAAGAGATATAATAGATTATAAATTTACAGAATTTATTAAAAAAGACGGTAAAGTTATATACGATACTTTATATAAAACTAAAAAAGAAGAATACCTTAACCAAGCAAAAGAATATGGAAACATACTTGAAAAAGCTTATGGTATTAATCAAGAAGGTAAAACTAGACTTATACCTATTAACTTAAATGTTAAGACTATTTTTAAAGATAAAAAACCAGTTGATTGGGAAGTTACAGGAATTGAAATAGGAAATTTACAATACAATGAAGATAAAAAGTATTTAAATCCAATTCCTATAGAAGAAGAACGTACAGGAAATAAAACAATAGATAGTATTATAGATGGTTTAATTAAAGAAAGAGATAAGATACTTAAAGTACCTGCTACTACAGAAGAAGAAAAAGTTAAAAATACAAATAGAATAAAGACTTTAAATGAAACTATTACAAATTTACAGCTTACTAAAAATATAGATAAGTTTTTAAATACTGCTATTTACGAGTTGCAAAATATGATGTTAGAAACTAACATTAGTAGATTAGCAGCAATGAACTCTTCTTTTGAATTTTATAAATCTATAAACTTTAATCAATATAGAAAAAATATACCAGATGAACATTATAATACTATAAGAGAAAAGATAAATAGGTTTAGAGAACTTATAGAAGAAGGTAAGGACTTATTTGAAGACAAAGTAAAAACAGAAGTAAAAAGAATTTTAGCTAATGAAAATATTACTGGTAGCGATTTACCTCAAGCTGATATAGGAATATGGACAAAATTATTTAATAGTTTTTCTACTCAACAGCATCCAAAAATACAAGCTCTTTATAAATTAGTAATAGGTAGTAAAAATAAAACAAAAGTAGCTATAGATGAATTTAATAAAAAGATAGAAAGTGCTGTTAAAAAATTAGAAGAATATTCTATTTCTAGAGGTATACCTTTAAAAGACATGTTTAATTACATGATAAAAAGAGATTATAAAGGTAATATTATCTTAATAGATAAATACGATAGAAGTATATTTGAAGCTATAAAAAAGGCTAGAGAAGAAAAAGATTACAATACTTTAAAGAAGTTTTATAATTTTGATAAAGAAGCTTTTAATAAAGCTGCTGAATCTAATAAAAAATACTGGGAAGAGTATTTTAAAAATGAACCTAAAGAACAAAAAGAAAAATTAGTAAAAGAAAAAGTAGAACTTTTTGATAAAAAATACAATGCAGAAAAATATTCTTATGTTTATTTAAATAAAAATAGTTATTATTTAAGACTTAAAGAAGATTTACCTAAGTCTAAAGAATATGAAACTATTCAAAAAACTCCAGAATTAAAAGAATTTTATGATTTATTTACTGACTTTATAATTAAAAGTAGAAAAGATTTAGGTCTAGAATATGAAGGAAATTTTATACCGCAAATAATGCAAAGCTTTATAGAGCAATTAAATAATGTAGGAATAGGTGCTATATCTGGACTTAAAGATAGATTTTTCAACGAAATAAGTGCTAGTTATCAAGGTAATTACGGTGAGCTTAATACTATTACAGGAGAAATAGATTATAAAATACCTATACCTTATACTGAAAAGTTAGGGCAAAAAGCTTCAACAGATTTAGGAAAAGTTCTTTCTTTGTGGGCAATGCAATATTATAATAACGTTCACATGAGAGAAATAGAAGATTCTGCACATTTATTATATGAAGCTTTAAAACTAGAAAAACTATATGTAACAGATTTATTAGGTAGACCTAAAAAAGAAAACGGTGTATATAAAACTAAAAGTGCTTTAGAAAGTAATACTTTAGAAGCCTTTAGAGATTTTATGGCTGAAGCTATTTATGGATTGAATATCAAAACAGATAAATCTTTTACAATAAAAAGAAAAAGACCAGTTTACGATGATAAAGGTAATATAAAAAGAGATGCTGATGGTAATGTAATATACGAGGATTATGATTTTGAAATTAGTGCTTTTAAAGTATTTAATAAAATATTAAAATATGTTTCTGCTAAAGCTCTAGGATTAAACTTTGTATCAGCTTCTGCTAATGCTTTTGGTGGTATTACTAATGCTTTGATAGAAGGAGCTAAAGGTACTTTTTATACAAGAAGTCAATTTTTACATGGTATAGGAGCATTTACTTCAGGTGCTTTGAATAAAGATTTACTTGCTACTTTAAGATATTTTGATATTATGGGTGATATGGAAGGATTTAATAAAGCTAATAATCTTTCTGTAAGTGCAGCAGAGAAATTTTTTACCTATGATAAAATATATGCTCTTCAAAAAGGTACAGATAGCCTTATTATAAATTCAATATTATTAGCAATGCTACAATCTCATGGTATTGATGCTGATGGTAAGATAAAACATTTAAGTAAACTTCCTAAAGGTTCTAAGTCTATAAAAGATTTAACTGAAATAAAAGGTGATACTTTATATATTAAAGGTCTTACTGATGCTGCTTCTAATGAAGAATATTTAAAATTTAGAAGAAAAGTATTAGAAGTATCTAAAACTATAATGGGTGTAGCTCCTACTTATGATATAATGTTAGTTAATCAATATATATTAGGTAGAGCATTAATGCAATTTAGAAATTGGATTCCTAGATTACTTTCTACAAGAGGAGGTAGTTTAAAATATAATGTTAATACAGAGGAATTTGAAATAGGAAGATATAGAGCTTTTAAAGATTTTATATCAGATAACATAATTAAAAATGCTACTAAAACTTTAGGTATGATTGTTGGTATAGGTACTAATTTGGATGAGATATTTGAAAATAAATTTGATTTATTACAAGAAGAGAATAGAAATTTTTTAATAACGAAAATGGGTGGAGATATTAATAACCCTGAAGATATAAAAAGAGCTAAAGAAGCTTATGTATCTCTTATGAAAGGAAATGTAAAAGCTTCTATAATGGAGCTTCAAGCACTTCTAAGTGTATTTGCATTAGTAGTATTAGTAAAAGGCGGAGATGATGATGATGAAGAATTAGATGGTTTTAGAAAATTTACTATAAAAACAGTTACTAGATTTAAAGACGAATTAGCATTTTTTGTTAACCCTATTTCTTTTAATGCTATTGTAAAAAGTCCATTTGCTGTAACAGCTACACTTACAGATGTTGTTAATTTTACAGCTCATTTTACTGGTAATACTGTTGGTGTACTTGTAGGAAGCGAAGAAATGCAAAAGAAGTACAAACCTATTAAATATATAGGTAAATTATTTCCTGTTACAAGTGAAGCTGTTAGAAATATAACTATATGGTCTGGAGAAGAATACTGGAAGTAATAGAGGGAAGTTAAGCCCCTCTACATTCCAATATTTTAAATGTCCAAAGGTCTTTGTGCAGATAACTTTATTTTAAAGCGTTCTAATATACCAGCTATATCTGCTTTTTTATAAGTAGAAGGTTTAATTACTTTACCATCTTCTTTTCTTATAATAATATATCTGTTATTCTTAGTTTTTACCATATTATAATCAATATTAGATTTAGTTAAAATTTCTTTTTCTTTTTCTATTTGTTCTTCAGATATAGTTTTACTCATGTTACTAGCATGAACTTCATCAAACACTTCATCAAAAACATCTCCTAGTCCACATTCTAATATAGTTCCTTTAACTACATATTCTAAATCAGCTAAAGCATCTGCTTGACTAACTTTAGACATTATAGGTGTACTAATAGGTTCTTCTTCTAATAGTTTTTTTAGCTGCCATCTAAAATTAATTTCTTCTCCTAAAGCTATTGCTAGCTCATGTAATTCTTCTAGTATCAAACCAAGCCTTAGTCTTGCTCTATCGGCAGAAATATTATCTTTAAAACTTAAAATTGGTTGACCAAAAGAATTTTGAAATTCCTTTACTTGATTTAATTCTTTACTCATAATTAATTATTATTAGCTTTTTCGTATATAGTTTCTCCATTACTAAATCTTGCAGTTACTACTAAACTTGTAGAAATACTTTCATATATTTCTTCTAGTTCTTTTATAAGATTATTTTTAGTATTTTCAATCCAATTTTTAGTTTCTTCTATTTCTTTTTCTTTATTTTCAAATTCATAATCATTATTATTAAAAATAGTTTCTATATCTAATTCTTTTAAATTATAGTTATTAGAGTCTGAATATACAATATACCAATCTAAATTAAATCCTTCATAATATCCAGACCTAACAACAGCACATATAGTAATAGATATTTCTAAATCTATATTTTCAATAGTTTTAATTTCTGTTTTTTCAGCTATTACTCTAGCAGGATAAGCTCTTAACTCATCAATAGCTTTTTCATCAACTTCTTTATAACCTTTTTCTTTTAAATCTTCTTGTATGTTATCTATAGTATGTATAAAATCAGATACCATACTTTCAGAATCTTCTAGAATTGCATAAATTTTACTTGCATTAACATTGTGAAAATTAGATGTTCCCATAATTTTATTTATTTAATTTGTTTAACGTGTTTAATATATCTTTAACTTTTACCCAAGATTCTTCTTCTTCATAAGGTATCATTAAATTAGTCTTATCTTCTAAAGCCAACACTAATTCTGTTTTATCTATTTCTGACATACTTAAATCTATATATAGATTAGTATCTTCAGTTATTTCTTTTTCAGAAAAAGTCTTTTTTAAGACTTCTTCTAAAGCTTCTTTAATTATTTCTATTGTTATAGTCATACTTCTATTATATCCTTTCTATCTTCAAAATTAAAATCCATTTTTTTAATTGTAGCTAGTTGTTCCCAAACAACTCTATCTTCGTATAACTTTTCTCCAAATATTTCTTTAGCCTTCTTAATAGCAGCTTCAACAGAATATGCTGCTATTATTATAGGTATACATTCAAATTTAAAATATTTTCTTCCTTTATTTAAATTTTCTCCCATATTTTTCTTATAGTATTTTTATAATTAAATAACCTTTCAAAAATACTTATAGATTCAACTTTATGTTTAAAATTACTTAAACTATTATGTTTATCATAAATGATTTTATTATTTATGTCAACTATTTGTTGTAAAATATCACATTTTTCTTGTAATAGTAATATTTTATTTTCTAATTCTTTTACAAATTCATTTTTTTCTTTTTCCATAATTTTACCATTCTATTGAACCTCTATTGTTTTGAATTAAAAATTTATTACACTTACTAAAATGTCTATTTCCTGACCAATAATCTGTTTCATAATATTTAGTAGCAGGATGACCGCTTTGTAAAACTAAATGATGTTCATTAGTTATAAATTTCTTATAAGATTTAGCATCTTTACCCCATAACATAAAGCATATAGGATTATCACTTTCATTTAATTTTTCTATTGTTACTTTAGTAAATTCTTCCCAACCATATAAAGCATGAGATTTAGGTTTTCCTTTTTCTACAGTTAATATAGTATTAAGTAAAAAAACGCCTTGTTTAGCCCATCTCTCTAAGTTCCAATCTTGTTCTACTCTAAATCCACCATAAACATCTTTTTCTATTTCATCAAATATAGCTTTAAGACTAGGTGGTATTTTTATTATGTAATCATCTTCTTTGACGCTAAAAGCTAATCCATCAGCTTCACCATTAGGATAAGGGTCTTGTCCTAAAATAACTACTTTAACATCATCATAGTTTGTAAGTTTATAAGCTTTAAAAATATCATTATATTCAGGGTATATAGTTTTAATTTTATATTCATTAACTATTTTACTACCTAACTCTCTAAAAGAGTTAGATAGTAAATAGTCTTCTAGTTTTTCATACCACTTTTCCCCTAACTTCTCTATAAATATCTGCATATTGTATTAATTGAAAAATATAATCTTCTTTTAACTTAAAATTTTCAAACATAAAATCTTTATAATTAGTGAAATCAGTTAACTTATTTACCATTTCAAATAGATATTCTTCTTCATTTAAAGTATTAGATTTATTTTTTAAATATAAATCTTCAATAATTTCACTTACTTTATCTTTAATAGGAGTAGCATTTGTTATAGGATTATATTCAAATTCTTCTTTGTACTTACTATATATACTAGAAGCTCTAGCTATTTCTTCTAAATTTAAGTTATTTATATGTGCTGCTGCAACTCTTCTAAATCTAGAATGTCTAGTTCTTGTATGATATTTAGCTGAATTAAGTAATGAATAATAAGTTATACTTATAATAACTTCTCTGTCTTTATTTACTCCTTCTTTTACTATTTTATAATTTTTAAAAATAGCAAATTCTAAAATAGGAACATATATAATATCCCCACTTGTTAATTTAAATACGTTAAATTGTCTTTCTTTTGAGTTTATCATACTTCTATTTCTTGATTATCTTCTAAAATATCTTTTAAATGTGAAAAATCTTTATCTTTTTCAGCTTCAAAATAATGTCCACCACAAGTAGGACAACCATCTTGAGCATGTCTTTTATCAACTGGATTTTTACAAGCTATACATTGATGATATAACTCTGGATTTTTCAGTATTTCTTTTACTAATTTATAAATATGGATTTTCATTTTTACTGCTTTGTTTAATTAAAGCTAAAAAAATTAAACTATTTCTCTCAAGTGCCTTAAATTTCCTTCTGCTTTTTCATTAAGTAGATTTAATTGTTCAAGCAAACGATTAATTTCTTCTGTTACACTTTCAGTCTCTTTTTCTTTTACAGCTTCGTTTAGTGTTGAAGGTTCATTGTACGTTTTAATCATTTGCAGTTTGTTTTTTGTTTCGGATACAATAGCATCATAGCGAGCTACGGCACTTTGTAACGTTTCAATAATTATTTGAAACTCAGGTTGACGAATTACAGGTGTATCATATTCTTTTTCTTGAATCTTTTTTGTGTTCATAGTTTTATTGTTTTAAAGGTTTAGTTTAAATTATAATTTTAATTATTTCTACTTTTATTATAATTTTTATTAAAGTCCATGTTTTTTACGATATTCTTTTAATTTAGCAATTGTTAAATTTTGCTTAATAATTGTCTTACGAAGTTTTACAGCCTGACGTACCTCTTGTGGAGTACCACTAAATAAATGTGCTTGAATGTTTTCGTAATGTAAAACAATCTTTTCTAATTCAGATATAATATTATCCCAACCAAATTTATTACACAAATTAATAAGGTCTTTAAATTTTGCTTGTTTGCTCATTTTATGATTTTAATTTCACTGTTCTAATTCTGAAATTCTTTCTTCCAATAACTCAATTTCACTTTCTTTATCTTCTAACTTGTTTTCAAGACTTTCAATTTCTTCAATAACATCATCAATAATACTTTCAAAATCTCTTTTAAGATTTTCTAATTTTTTACTTAAATTTATATTTTCCATATTTTTAACTTTTATTTTTAAAACAATCAAACAATTAATAAACAGCCCAACATCCTTCATCAATATCATACGACCTAATTATTCTCAACCATTTATAGTTGAAAAAATTCTGTATACCATAGTAGCTATATTTTTGGCATATTGCCTGTATAAACTTTTCAAAATCGACAGGATTTATAATAATAATTTCAGGCATTCGGTGATTTTCTAATATAAAATCATTAATTGCATTGTCAATAGCTTTATTAAAATTTTCTAAATTATTATTATCATTGTCAGTTTTTTTAATTGTAAATGTTTTCATATTAAATATTATTTATGTTTTAAATAATCCAAAAATGCCCTCTCAACAATAGCCGACTGGTTAATCTTATTGAAATTCATTATCAAACGGAATAAAAATAGCATAATGTAACCTTTCAGCATTGTATTCATAAATCCAACCACCAGGTACTCTGGTTACCATTAAGTAAATATTATACTCACAGCTAAAAACTTTAGTTTCATGTAGCTTCATGCTATAAAGTGCTTTTTTATTTTCTTCTGTTAGTTTATGACTAATATATAAATTATTTTCCATTATAGTATCTCATATTTTTCTTCATCACTAATATTATCTTATTCTTTTTTAGTTAACTCTAAATTATCTGACAATTCTTTGAAATAAACTCCTGAAAGTATTGTTTCCAAGTCATACTGCAAAGTCTTTGATATTCTTTTGCTGACTTAATCTTTTGCAAGTTTATCTAAATAAGAACTGTTGATAACAGTAGTTTGCTTAAATAGTTTAATTTCGTTATTTTTTGACATATTATTATTTGTTTAAATTTTAAAGATTTAAAATAAATCCATTAATCTCTTTATTTTTTCTTTTTCCTCTAGTTTTTCACGTTCAATAGCTTCAAGTCTTGCTCTCTCTTTTTCATCTTCTTCTGTTATCCATTCTTGAAGTTTATCTCGTACAAAATTTCTGATTTTATCGGTTGCTATATCAAAACTTTCATTATTTTTATCAATAAGAATTTTTTTTATAATACAATAATCCTTACCGTCTTTGTCTTTAATGTATACAGCAAGTCTTTTATTATCATAGTATTTTAAATATATTATTTTTATCTTATCGTCTTCAAACCACTTATCACAATTTAATTTAAATGTGTACATAATCTTTCTTATTTATGTTTTAAACAACCATCAAATAATAATTTATTTAAACTTTAATTTCTATAACTTCTCCTTCTGGAGTTGATTTAGTTTTAAGTTTTGAATCTTCCATTTCTAAGTTAATTACATCAGGTAGTTTAGATTCGTTTATTGATTGAATGATTCTATTTTTATATTTATCTCTTGATATTCTAAATATTCCAAATTCAGATATATCAAATGCCATTATAATAGCATCTTCTAATTGTTTTTCTGTATATTTCTTATCAGAAGATTTAGCTTGATTAAAACCTTCTATAAAAGCATAATAAGATTCTTCAGTTTTTTCAAATTTACCCCAAGAATTTTGATATTCTTTAGCTAATTCATTAACACTTTTCTCAACAAACTTAATTACAGGAATAGATTTGTCAATGAATTTAGTTGAAGCTATGATTTTATACCAACTATCCGTATAAGTAAACTCATAACAAATATCAGATGTATTATTTTTTATTACATAAGATTTTTCATTATCTCTATCTAAAAACCCAATTCCACCATTTAAAGAGTAAACAAATTTATTTTTCTGATAATAAGTATCTTTAGTATCAACAACTACCCAGTAATCGTCTACTTGAATAGCTTTAATAGTATCTTGTTCTTTATTGTTTATTAGTATTTTCATTTGTTAATTGTTTAAAAACCATTTCACCAATATCAGTTAAACTATAAACTTTTTTATAATAAGGGTATTTACCAATAAAATTAGTACTTACTAAAGGATTCCATTTACTTTCCCAAATGTGTCCGTCATATTTCTTAATTAAGTAATCATAAATAACTTTAACTTTTTCAGCATCATGTTTAAATTCAGTTTTTAACTGATAATTTAAGTTTTTTAATATTTTACTCATAAGTATTTATTTATTACTGATGTGATTGACTCTTTTGCTATTTTATTTGTTAGTCTTGTATCCCATAAACCTTCATCATTTACATAATATTCAGTTTCAAATTTAACATTTTCAGCAGCTTCTTCAAGAATGTATTTAGCAAATTCTATTGCTACTGTTTTACATAAATCATTTATGCTTATATTGTTATTTGATTCTAAAAATTGAATCTTATTTTTCTCTATTATTTCATCTAATTTATTCATTTGTAGTATTTTTATAAATTTGCCTTTTTCTTAAAATATTTATAAACTTCAGGTATATGTTTTTTGTAATAAGGTTGATTATCTTTACACCATTTTTTTAATTCTTCTTTAGAAGTAAAAGGTTTTTGACGACTTTGATTTTTCATTATCATATTGAACATAGGTTCTAATTTAGATATAAAATCATTTACTGTCCAACCTTCCCAAATAACTCTATTTCTTTCCATAATAAACTTATTTTATTGTTTTTATAACTATTATTTATTTACTATTTATACTATTTATGATTCTTTTAATAGGTATAAAATAAGCACTACCTCCTATTTTATACTCAATACCTAGAGCAAGAATAGCTTCTTTGTCAAACCATTCTTCTTCCATGTATTCTTGTGAATTTGGAAATGGAATTAAACAATATCCATTTTCAGCACAATCAAGTAGATAATTTATAATCTCTCTAATTTCATTATTTCTAGAATCTTTAATAGGTAATAATTCAGATACTGCTTTTTTTATAATTTCTATTGATTTATCAAAATTTTGTTTTTTCATATTCTTTAGATTTTATTTAATCCAACAATCAGTAATTTTACAATCTACAACTATAGGAACTTTTTTTATTACAGTTTTAGCTGATTCTAGCATAACAGTATTCATTCTATCTTTCCAATATTCAGCTATAGATTTATGAGCTTCGCATCTTATTTCATCATATACAGATAGAATAATCTTAATAGGTAACTTATCTCTATCTATTTCTGTTTGTAATAAGTGCATTGCTAATTTTATAATATCTGAGTTTGTACCTTGAATAGGAGAATTTTTACCAGCTCTTTCTATTTCTCCAAGCCTTTTAAAATCTTGAGTTTCTACAGCTAATTGCCAGTTTTCAAATTCTCTAATTCTTCTAAATGGAGGAGCTGTTCTTATTCTACCATAAGTTTTAGCTAAATTACCAAAAGTATCTAGTAACTTTTTTACTTTAGGAACTTGGCTAAAAAACTTATCAATAATAGATTTAGCATCTTTAGTAGATATATCTATAGTATCTGCAAGTTTAAATTCTGACATTCCATAAGCTAATCCAAAGTTAATAGTTTTTTGTACATCTCTATAAGTCATTTCTGGTTTTAAAGGAAATGGTTTTTTAACATCTGTTTCTGGAATACCAAATGTCATAGAGCATAATAAAGAATGTAAGTCTTTACCTTCTATAAAAGCATTAACCCATACAGGGTCATCACTAAATTCAGCTATTATCCTTAATTCCATACCTGAATAATCTCCACCTACAATAACATTACCTTCTTCAGGTATAAAACAACTTCTGATTATGTTTCCTATTTCTCCTTTAGCAGGAATTTGATTTAAATTTGGATTGCTTACAGATATTCTACCTGTACTTAGTATTTGCCATACTTCTGGATGTATCCTATTAGTAACTGGATTTATATGTTTTAAAAATTCATTTCCAAAAGAACTTTGTAATTTTGAAAGTTTGTTAAACTTTATAAGTTCACCTACTAATTTGTGTTTTTTCTTATACTTTTGTAAAGTTCTATCAGAACTATCTTCAATACTATCACCGAATAAACTTATAAGAACTTTCTTTTTTTGTAAATCACTAGCCCAATTAATTTTTACTACTCTTTCGTTGAATCCATCAAAAAGCTTAGATTGAGTAAATCTACTACAATATTTTATAAGCTTCTTCTCTTTAATAACTATGTTATCTAGAATTTCTATTTGTTTCTTTAAATCTTTTTCTACATTAATTGAAACCTCCTTCCATTTACTTTGATTTAATTTAATTCCATTATAACACATTGCAGAAAAAGCTATTGCAGCTTTATTTTCTAAATCCATTACATTCATTAAATCTAGTTCTTTAAGTTTTTCTATTTGTTTAGCTTTTACTTGAGACATATATTTAACGTCTTCACAAGCATAAACTATAACTCTTGAACTTAGATTTTCTCTATGTATAACTCCTCTTACTGATTTATTTAATGTGTTTCCTGTATATTTAAATACTAAGTAGTCTAATCCTAATTGTCTTTCTTTTTCTGGAACACTTGTAGTTAATAAACATTCTGCTAAAAATACATCAAATATATTTGTAACTATAATATTATCTCTTCTTAAAAATCTTAAATCAAATTGTGAATTTTGAAATATAAATGTTTTATTATTATTTTCTAATATTGGTTTTAAAGCAGACATGTTTTCTTTACTATAAGGAAATAAAAACTGGTTTTCACCAGTTTTATCTCCTAATTGATAGCATATTGGATTTTTAGTATAAGGGTCAAACCCTTCAGTTTCACTATCTACTTGTATTTCATCTAAATTAGATAAATAATCTATAGCTTCTTTTAAACTACAAGATTGAAAATGTTCAGGTTCTATCAATCCTTTGTAATCTACTACATATCTACTCATATTAAAATCATCATTTTTGATATAGGACTTGGTTCATAGTTTTCTGGCAATATTACTAATCCAAAGTTTAATATTTCTTCCATAGTTATATTAAAATTATTATTTTTAATATGACCTAAAATTCTATAAAATAAATCTTTAGTATTTTTACTTCCTATATCTAACCAATAATCAGTAATTCTAATTACAGTAGAACAAAATAAATTAGAAGTTTCTACTACTATTAAATATATATTTATTTTATAGTCTGGAAATTTACTTTGGATAAGTTCTTTATAAAAGTACATTTGTCTATAGTATTTATAAGATAAAAAACTATAGTAAAATTTATGTATTGTACTGTTTGTAGTTTTGTAATCAAATATGTTTATTATTTTAGCTTTGTAGTCTATTTGTATTTTGTCTATCTTACCTTTAATTTTAAATATATAATCTTCTAAAACATAATTACTATAAACAGGTGCTTCTGTAAAAGATAATGTACTTTCATTATTACTAAATACTAAAGATTGGATAGTGTAATTTTCTTGTATGCTTTTTATACAACCTTCTAAAGTTTTTTGTTGTTGAGAAGTTAATATAAATTTACCTTTATTTCTCAAACTTTCTAAAACATAAGGAATTACAATATCTTTTGTATTTTTAATTATAGCTTCATCTTTCCAGTTTTTATTCCATCCTACTTCTCTAATATTAGCTAATAATAATTCATTCATTTCTATAGATTCTATACTTTCTAAACTTGATAATTCTTTTATCATATTATCAGCAGCTATAGATAGTTTATCAGATGGTTTTTGAATTTCACTTACAGCAAATTCATCTGGATTTTGCATATATTTATGAAGCAAAGTTCCTGTAACTAAAGATTTACTTGTATCTTCAGTTTCTTGAGGACTTGTAAAAAATTTATAAAGTTTTTTAGGATGACCTCCAGTATCAGGGTCTATACAATTTAAAGCACTATTGCTAAAAACCCATTCATTTGGATTAATAGACATACCTACTGTTTCATAAGTAAGGTCTGATTTAAAAATTTCTTTAATCTCTTCCATTTATTTCATCTGTATTTAATTGTAAAACATTTGTTGTATAATCTATAACATTACAATTTTCTACTTTGGTTATAGTTATTATTAATTGTTCTTTTTCTTTTGATTCTACATCATGATGATTTATAACATAACTTTTTATAGTTTTTACATCATCTTTTTTTATCCATCTTTTTTCTTCTGGATAAACTTTATCTTGAATAGCATCTGCAAAAGATTTTTGATAAAATAATGCTAGATTATCTAAATCTTGAGTTTCTTTATATGTATAAAAATCAAAAGTAATTCTCATAGGTAGATAACTTTCTATATTTAAATTTTCTAATTTAAAATGTTTTATTACATCCCAAAAATATATTTGCAAACTCAATTTTATTTTTTCTATATAGTTACCTACTCTATGAGTATTCCATAAATCATTACCGGCAATTGTAGTAAACTTAGGAGTACCTGCTGTATTTGGATTTTTTATAACAGGACATTTAGTTTTATTATCAAAAAGTATCATTTTACCTTTATATGGTAAAAAAGTATAAAATTTATTTTGGTACTTTTTAGGTATTTTTTCACCTTCTTTATAATAAGAAGCCCTTCTATTATTACTTACTTTAATTTCTCTTGCAAAATTAGGTATTACTATCTTTATCTCTTTCATTTATTTATACTTAAAAAGGTGGAATATTTTTAAATAATTGTTCTCTTAAAAACATAGTTAGTCTTTCACTTCCTAATTCTTTTACAAAATCACTAGGGTCTTTAGGAGTACCTTTAGGATTAACTATATAAGGAATATCATATCTTTTAGAATGTTCAGTAGAATTAATAATTCCTCTTTCATCATTATTATAGTAAAGTAATATATATTCATACTTTGATTTATAAAAATCCATTTTTTCTTTACTTATTGGAGTAGTTTCTGACATAGGAGCAACTACTTCATAATCAAAATTATTAACTCTAGCCTGTTTTCTTAAAACTTTAACGTCTTTATTAGAAGATGTTATTATTAATGTTCTTTTATCGTATTTTAGTTGGTTTTCTCCTTGAATTATATCAGCTCTATTATGTATAAATTTCAGCTCTTTTTTCTTTCTATCGGCAAAAGGTATGTATATTTTGTAATTATAGTTACCAAAAGTATAAGCAAATGCTATTTTATTAATATTAAACTTAATACCATTATACCAATACGCTTTAATAGGTACAGTATCATAAACTACATCTTCTTCATCTAGTTCATACTGTTTCCAATAGTTTATATGTTCTTTACTCCAACCTATAGATTTTATTCTTAGTTGTGTCATTTTACTTGTTGATTTATTTAATTCTAGTATTTGCTTAGGATTCATTACATACTTTAGAGTTGCTTGTCTTTCTGCCGATAAAAGAGAAAAATGGTAGGCGATGAGTTCCAAAGCCGAGTTATAATCACAATTAGCTAATCTTTTTACTAAATCTATACAATCCATTCCTTTACTTTCTGCCCAATCTCTAAACCATAACTTTGGAATATCATTATTATAATAAACTTTAAAGGTACAAGTTGGAAAATCATCCTTTCTAAGAGGATTTACAATCATTTCTTTTTCTTTTATTATTTTATATATACCACTTATACCTAAATATTTCTCAAATATAGCTATTTGAGAAGTAAGAGCATCATTAGAAATAGATTCTAATATAAATTCTTTAGAAATTTTACTATCTTTACCTTTCATTATTATTAAAAAAGGCACTAGTTATTAGCTAGTGCCTTTTATTAATTTTAATTACTGTTAAACCCAAGAAGAAGTACTTGTTGAATTTGATTCTGTATCTGGAACTTCTAGACTTTTTGTATATACTCTTAATTTTAAGTCTGGACTATATATAGCTTTAAATTCTCCATATTCTTCAGATAAAGCTTTAATAAATTTATCTGAAGCAGATTTATAAGAAGGTCTACTAAAGCATTTATTGTAAACAACTTGATATTCTTTATCGTCTACAACTTTTACACCAAGTAATACTGTAAGAGCATTGTTAGGCCATTTAGAAATATATCTTTTTAATTCACTAACATCACCTTTTGCTATATTTTCATAGTTATCAAATCTACATTCATCTTTACTTCCTAGATTTAAAAACTCTCTAAATATCTGTAATAGCTCTACTTCACCTTCCATAGCTTGATGTAAAGGTTCATACTTTGTAAACCAATCCATATTAGGATTTGATTTTAAAGACTCTATATCTTGCCAAGTATCTATACCTATACCATTTAAAATTTTAGGTTTACCTGTTTTTGAAAATACAAGTTTATTACTTACAAAAACATCATGTGTGGCAGTAATAACTTCTTCTGTAAAAGTAGTCTTACCGTCAACACCTTCATTCATTACAAGATTTTTACCTCTTAATATTAGTCTTACTTTATTAACTAATCTTTTACCATCTTCAGAATTTTCATCTGGTAATTCTATTTCTGTATATTTAGGTTCTTTTGGTAATTCCTCTAATCCTAAAATCTTTTGAATTTCAGCAGCAGTTGGATTTATTGCTACAATAGATAAATTAGCTAACCCCATATAACGAGTTACGCTATTTAATACTTTTTCTTTTGAATCGTTACCTTTCATTATTATTATTATTTGATTTAAATTGTTTTACATAGATAAAAAAAGGGGGTTATTTGCCCCCTTTTTTAATTAACTAACTAAATTAGACCTTACCATGAAGTTTCTTCTTCTTCTACTTCATCTTTAACATAAGGTTTATCTTCAACTGTAGTTGATTTTGTTAAAGAGAAGATTACCATACCATTAGTTTCTCCGATTCTATTTAAATCAAAATGTTGGCTACCTTCAAATTCTAAATTTAAAGCACCAGTTTGTGCTAAAGCATTAGCTAAATTAGGTACAGTAACTACTTTTGATTTTCTACCATTAGGAGAACGTTTACTTGTTGTGAAAAATTCTCCTTGTTCTGCACCTAATACTACAATACCTGCAACACCATTTTGACCATCATAAAATGGAGAAGCTGCTAATTCTGGACTTTCTAATCCAGTTTTTTGCATAGCTTTTTTTGTAAATACAAAGTGTCTAACTTTTTCTGTACCATTTTTTGTTTCTTTAGTGTAAGAAGTGTAACGTACATCAAAGTTAGCTTCTCTACTAATACCTGCTGTTGATTTGCGTGTAACGCCTTTTGATAAGATTTGAATGTTTGAAAAATCCATGTTTTTTATATTTTAATTGTTAAACTTTTTTAAATTTTGAATTTAAAGTGATACAAATATACAACTTATATTGATAAAAAGCAATAGTTTTTTTACTTTTTTCAATATTTTTTTATCACCTTTATTTTTGAAACAGTTTTTTGAAATAAAATTTATTCCCCATTAAAATCTGCTACAACTTTATCCACGATTAATTGTAGATTATTGGGTATAAATTCAGTTTCCCACATTCCCATAGGACTTCTTGCTGTATCATTATCACTTACAGTTCTTAATAAGTACCTTTTTGGGTCTGTATTTTTTAATTCTGGGTCTACATGAGTATAATAAGTATGACTTAATGCGCCTTCTATATTATACTTAGTAGCCATTTTACCTAATACTTTTAGTCTTTGTCTAGTTACGTCTCCTTTAGCTTTATAATCTTCAACATGCCCAAGCATAAATACTATCAAAGGTACTTTACTAACTGAATGTATTGCTTTAATAGCATCTTTTACTTCTTTGTAACCAGTAGGAATTGCATAATTTTTCTTTTCTACTGAATACATTTTTCTAGCATTAGCAAAAGTTAAAGGTTTTTTATCTATATTTAACCAATAAGTTTCATCTGGATTAAGAAAACTACCTCCTACAGTCTTACCACTACCCTCATAACCTAATATTTGAATAGGTACAGTGTTAGGTAAAGACTTTATGAAGCTGTACAAGTCTAATAAATCTACACCAAAGTCTCTCCACTCATCGTATGTTGCACCTCTATTTTTAGCTTCCATAAGAGCTATATGCTGGTCGTTCATTAATTGATTAATAGTATCAATTATAATACTTCTGTACTTTCCCATTTTTTTTGTTTTAGTTTAATTTTACTTTTAAATTGAATTAAATGTTTTTGTACTTATTACTTTTTTGTTGTTGTCTAATTCTACTACTCCTAAATACATTAACCCATTAATAGTGTTTAATAATTTTACCCTCCTCCTTTCTTTATTTTTAAATTGGTCTAACGTTTCTTGTTCAAGTAATTTATATCTAATATTTGAATTTTCAAGTATTTCTTGCATTGTTTCGTTTGTTAATACTAGTGTTTTTGTCATTTTCTTTTTATTTTATAAGTTTTACTTTGTATTTCTTTAATTATTTCACTAAAAGGTTTACTAAAATCAGGTACGGCTTTATAGTAATCTGGATTAGATTCAAATTCATCTGGTCTAGGTAATTCTTCAAAGTAACCGCAATGTCCTAAAAATCTAGTAGCAAGAGATACACTATCTCTACCGCCTCTATTTTTAGTTATAAAAATAGCTCTAAAGTAATCTCCTATATCATGTCTAGTAGATTTTAAATCGTATTCTAAATATCTATCTATATTATATCTTTTAGGACTAAATAAAGATAAAACTACATTTGCATCTTCTTGAGTATTACCAGAGTCTTTATAATCTTCTAATTGTGGTATTAATTCTTTAAATCTTTGTCTTTGAACATCACCTAATTCTCTATTAAATTGAGAAACTACAACAGGAATAGCTTTATACTTATTTCTAAGCTCTATTAAATAAGCACTTAGTCTATCTATAGTTCCTTTTTTAGTAAGATTTCCTTCTCCTTTAGCCGCTCTTTCTGTTCTAACTAATCCTATATGGTCTATTATTATAATAACATACTCATTTGGATTGTTAGGTTTGTAGTATTTTATCTTTTTAGGAACTCCTCCAACAATTCTTTCATACTCTACAAATTTACCATTTTCCTTAAAATATTTATCAACTTGATTAAAAATAGCTGTAGGGTGTAAAGGAACATCTTCAAATTCTATACATTCAAATAGCTTTTCAAAGTGGTCCTTATACATTTTTATTTTTTCTAGTAGCTCATCACTTAATCTATTTTCAATGTCATTTTCACTTGTCATATCCATACCTAGAATATGTTCAGGGTCTACTATTATTCTTTCATCTATAAAAAGCTGATACGACACCCATTTAGCTAATTTAGATTCTAAATCTATCTCAAAGCTGTAATAAAATATTTTAAGTTTTTCTTTAGCATTATTTTTAACAATCCAATTATAAGGATTAATTAAAAAAGCTTCATCTACAAAAGCTGTTTTACCTGTTCCTGTAGAACCTCCTACTAGATAATATTTCTTTTTTTGAAGACCTCTTAAAAATTTATCTAGTCTGGAAAATCCCATAGGTATTCCTCTATTTAATCCTTTTCTACCTTCTTCTACATATTTTAAGAAATTATCATATATCATATCGTATCAATCATGTCTTTATCACCCTTTTCTAGTTCTATTAATTCTTCTATTTGTTCCCAAAATCTAGATTCTAAAGCTTTTCTAATATTAGTAGCTATTACTTGCTTTTTTTCTACAAATCTTCTTAGATGTGTAGCCATTTCTACTATTAGTTTATGCTTTAGAATATCACCATTAATTATGGTATTATAAAACTGTACAAATTCGTCTCTATCTGGTATTGTTTTAACAGATACTCTTTGACTTTTTCCAGTTTTATCTTTAATAGTAATCCAAGTAGGATAAGCTTGAAGTAATTCATCAGCAGCAGCTTCTGGGTCTATATAAATTTGTTCTTTAAAATGAGGAGTTACTATTAGTAACTCTAAAATAATTGCATCTTTTACCGTTTCATATTTTACTTCTCCTTTACTAGTTACTGTTATTTTTACTGTTTTAGGTATATCAGTATCGCTAAAATTTTCTATATACCCTTTTTTCTGTAAATCTTCTATTTCTAAATATCTAAATCCGCCATGTCTTTCGGCATAATGATTAAATAGTTCAACTTTTCTATTATAATCTTGTTCTAATAGAAGTATACAAAAGTAGATTTGATTTGGTGTCAAATCTAATTTTTTCATTATTTCTTGAAATCTTTTTGTATCATATATCATATATTGCGTGATTATAGTAAAACTGTTTTTCGTAAATAAAGCCTAAAACATAATTAATAGTTTCTACACTATAATTTTTACCAAACATATAATTTATATTTTTGGTTAATTGATTAGTATCTATAGATACAAAGTTACTATTAGTATGTTTACAAGCTTCAATAATTTCGCTTTCTATTATACTTATATCGTTGGGAGTTAAATTATTTCGGTTACTTCCGTTATCCATCTTATATTAGTCATATTTTTTTGTCTTTTCTTTACCCAAGTTTCTTCTATAGTATCTTTAGCATATAGATTTACTATAATAGCAATTTCATCAGGAACATATCTTATAACTCTACCACATCTTTGTATTTGTTGTCTTTCTACACTAGTACCACTTGCTATTATACCACATTTTAATGAAGGAATGTCTACACCTTCATCTAAAGCTTTAGGAGCACAAATAGCTTTAATGTTATCTAATTTAATAGCCTCCAAAGCCCTTTCTTTCTCTTTATTGGCAAGACTGCTATGATATAAAACAGAAGTATCAGGCATACTTTTATGTAATAACTCTACAAAAGATTTAGTTTCTGAAAAAACAATAGCTTTTTTACCTACTTGATTTATTACTTTAGGTATAATTTCTATTTTGTTTTTAGCATTATAAACTATAGATTTTCTTAACTGACTAGCTATGTTATGTCTTGCTATCCTCATTTGTATTTCTTTGTAGTTTAGTGAATTTTCTTTACAATAGTCTAATAATTTTTGTTTATTTTTACCATCTTTAAAAATATCTAAACCATACAAATAAGGAGCATGAGCTTTAATAATATTATTAGCTTTAGTATATTCCTTTTTTTCTTCTTCAGTTAATTCAACAGCTAAATTATACTGTTTAAATCTACTAACCCAACCATGTAAAGCAGCAGTTTCTAATTTTACAGTAGCAAATAAAATTATACCTTTAGATTTTAAAAATTCTAACTGTTCTTTTGTATAAGTAGCAGATAGAGTTAAACACCATTTAAATTTAGTTATATCTATAACTGTGTTAAAATATTTAGAGTCATTAGAATATCTATGAGCTTCATCTAATATTAAAAAGCTGCATACTCTTTCTTCATCTTTAAGAGTTAAATAAGTATTAACTACAAATACAGATATTTTGTTTTTTAACTCATGTTCTTTTATTAATTCTTCCCATTGCTGTTTAAGACTTATAGTAGGAACTACAACAATAACTAATTCATCTTCTTTTAATCTTTTTGTTATATTTAACCCTACTCTAGTTTTACCAAATCCTGTAGCAGCAGCTAAAGCTCCTCCTCTAACTCCACTTTTGACTAATTTTATAAATTGTTCCTCTATTTCTTTTTGCTTTAAACTCCTATCCATCTTTATAATGCTTTAACACTACGTTATACAATTTTGTATGCTTTTTATCTTTTATAAGTATATCTACATGTCTTAAAAATCTAACATTCATACAATCAGCAACTACATAAACACCATTATAGTTTCCTGCATTTTCTAAAGTAACTAAAGAACCGTATGGAAATTCCTCAAGTAAATCTCTACTTAAAGCAATATACTTACTTTTACTATGTATTTTTAATGAACTTGCAGTAGTTTTATAATCTTTATTACATTGTTCTTTAGTATTATTATAAGTAGTAGCTGTAACTAGAAAAGCATCTTTTTCAAAAGTATCTACAATACTATAATATAAATCTAAAAATAAGCTATCTTGAGTTTTGTTTACGGATTTTTGATTTTTCAATTCCGTTAAAACAAATAGCATTGCTATTGCATTAACTATTACTGTAGATAATACAAAACTTTTTATTAAATTTCCCATAATTACTCCTTTTTAATTTCAGATATTAAACTTTTAACAACTTCACTTATAGAAATACTTTTGTTATAATACTCTTTTAAAGTATTTTCATCAGGTAATTCTTCTATTTCTATGTCTTTAATTATTAGTTCAGCTCTAATAATGTAACTAAATTCTTCAAAACTTAATTTATTCATATTCTTATTATCCTTGTTTTTACTAAATTTCTTTCTAAAGCTTCATTGTAAGTAATAGACTCTTCTTCTTTAAGTAACTCTTTTATCTTTTTATCTAGCATTTCCAATTTATAATTTTTAAGATAATTTTTGTTTAGTTTTAGATATTTTAAATGTAGTTTAGCATCAAATTCATAGTTAGGAGTATCCACTTTTAAATAAGAATTTTTCTCTATTACATACTTAGTTATATTACAAACATGAACTATTCTTTTAATAAGAACTTTATAATCAAAACTCATTTCTCCTATTCTATATTCTACTGTATCAAGTCTAGTAGGATAATGAACCCAATTTACTTTAAATCCAGATATATTTCTTTCATTATATGTTCCTTTATAATTCCAAGTATCTAATTCTTTTAGTATGTAATCTTCAAGACCTTTATAATTAAATGGATATTCTTTTACTCCTACATGATAATGAATACCGCTTTGTAGATTTAAACCAAAATATATCTTTAGATTTTCAGAAATGTAGTAAAGACAAAGCATACCGTTTATTCCAGTAGGTATTTGAAATCTTATTTCTCCATAAGAATTAACATCTGAATCTAATATAAAAGGTATGCTCCTAAAAATTTCTTTTATATTTTCATCAATAGTTATTTCTTCTAAAGGACTACATTCAATTTCAAAACCTACTGTAAACGGTATATAAGAATTGATTATTTTTAAAGTTTCTGGATTAGTAACAGTTAATAGAGCTAATGGATTTTCATAAATACATTTTTCTAAAAGCTCTATTTCCATTTCCATTTAATTTATCATTAACTTTCTCCTGGTTTAGATATTCCTACAGAAGCTTTAGTACTTATAATATTATTAGCTTTTTGTAAAGCAGTTTTTAAAATATCTATTTCTTTTTTTAAGTTAGTATTTTCATTTTTGTAAGTTTTTAATTGGGTTTCAATATCATTAGCTAACTTAACTTTATCTTTGTTTTTGGCTACTTCGCTTTTTAATTTTTTCTTAATTAACTTTTTTTCTGCTTTAACTTTAATTACTTCTTTTTCTTTAGATTGTTTTTTCAACTCTTCTTTTATATTGACTAGTTTCAAAATCTTGTTTTTTAAAGTATTTTTAACTTTGTCAGACTTAGAATTGTTGAATTTTTCTACAAGCTGAATTAAAGAATCTCTTTGTTCTTTTTCGCCTGTAAAAGTGTACACAGTAGTTTCATGTGTAATAATAATTGTTTTTCCGAATTGTCTGTAAATCATTTTTTAATGGTTTTAATGGTTTAACATTTTAACTTATTTTAATTGGAATAGGAGCATAATCTCTTAAATCTGTAAAAGGCTGTTCTACAAAAGGAATATGTTCTTCAATTTTTATTATACTTTTAACAGCATTTTTATGATAATATTCATAATTTAATAGCTTATTTTGTTCTTTTAATAGTTCCACAAGATATTCAGTATCAATTCTACTTAAATCTATAGATTTTAATATAGATAAACCTTTAAAATAATCTCTACAAAAATCAAAATCTTGTTTTACATTTTTGTCAAATATAGGAATAACTTCATTTAGAACGTCAAGTTCTTTAAATAATTCTTGTATTTCATCATCATATTTATATATTAAATTGTTGCTTACATATTCTTTAAGATTTTTTAAAGCTGTTCCTACTCTTCTATTTAAATTATAAATAATATCATGATTTACTAATAGTAATTTAAATTCTTTTTTTATTTTATAAGCAGTATAAGTCCTTACAATAACTCTATTAGGACTTCTAAAAAAAGAATTTACATGAATTGCATTTTTGAAATTTTGCATGGCTTTTTCATTACTTTTTGCTATTTGATAAACTGCTACTGCTTTAACTCGTATATTTGATTCTTTATAAAAGTGTTTGTTGTTACAAAGTAATTTACAGATATTTGATAACATTTCTGAATTTTCTAGAAATCCATAAATTATAATACCTGTAAATTTATATAGCTGATTTAGATTTAAATTTATTGAACTTTTTATACCAGTTTGAACGTCATAAATTTTACAAGGTATTGTACCTTCAGCTCTTTCTATTTTAATCCTGTTTAATTTAGCTAACTCTTTTTGTTCTTTTCTCCAAGAATCAGGTATTTCAAAAGTATCATAATCTATAACTGTATCGAAACTTTCTTTTATCTGATTCATTAGTATTTTTCTATAAGCTATTATTCTTTTATGTAACCCTATACTATTTTCATTTACTTCTTTTTCTTGTATATTTACATCCCCAAATCTATCTATTTTTATAACTCTTTTTTTAACTTTAGGTAAAATTGTATCTAGAAGCTTACTAAATTTACTTCTGTAATAATCTTCATGAGCATATATAGGGTCATATTTAATAATAGAGCAATTTTTTATGTAATTTAGAAATTTTTTATCATTAACAGGATTTTTGTCTTTATATATAACTAAAGGAGTATTTTTAAAGGTATCTTTAATACTAACTGCATGTTTAGTAACTCTACCATCTTTTACTACACACTTTTCTCTTAAAAAAGGTATTATTTTTTCTTTAGGACTAGGATTAAATCCTAATAACTTAGCAGGTAAAAATTGTATGCTGTTTAATCTTTTTTTAAAAGCTGCTCCGTCTATAAAAATGAGACCAAAATTATCTATTTCTAAATACTTATACTTAATATTAGTATCTTGAGTTAATTTTTTAGAATATTGTATAAAGTTATATATAGGTTTATTTTTACTATTATAAATAGAAGTAAGTTCTTCTATAGCAGCATCAAGTCTTTTTATTATTAAATTTCTACTTTCATCATTATACAGTATAGTTTCTCTATTTAAATTTACAGGAAGCTCTCCTATTTCAAATTTAACTGCAATAGGAGTTAGACAATAATAACCTGTTCTATCAATCTCTCTGTAATCTATTGGATAAGAAACTTTACCTAATACTATATGTGCATAACTATCGTATCGACCTTGTTCTCTGTATTTAAAAGTTTTTGTTTCTAGTATTTTAGATTTATTATATTCTTCAGCTAGATAAGGATTTGTTTTAAATCTAAGAATAACATTATCAAAATAGCATAATTCTTTAATACAAGCATTTTCAAATTTTTCTTCTTCACAAATAGAATCTTCTTTTAAATATACTTTTACAGTAGTACCACTTTTAAGATTATCATCTTTTACTCTATTAATATTGCTTATTTTAATAGATTTATTAGATTCTCTATATATAACATATTGATTTAACTCTCCGTTATATACAGTATCTACATAATAATAATAAGTATAAGCCAAAGCAGTTTTACTACCTATACCAAATCCACCTATACTTTCATTACTCTTATCTTTTGTACTTTTTAGAAGTTTTCTGTAAGTATTTCTAAAAAATTCATCAGACATTCCTATACCTTCATCTATAAATTTAATAAACTTACCTCCTTCATCTTCATCTATTTCTACTATTACAGGAATATCTGTTTTACCTACTTCTCTATGAGCATCCCAAGCATTTGAAGTATATTCTCTTATTAAAGAAGATATAGGATTTTTATAAGATTCCAATAATAAAGAAAATAATTTCCCACTTTCTTCTGGGTCTATTATTAAATCTAAATCTTTTTCATCAGAATTTGATTTTACTTCTATTTCATCTTTTTGTTTTACTATCATATCGTTTCTTTAATTATTGTAACATTAAAACTATCTAACTCTGTTTTAATAATTTCAAGTATTTGTTCAGAATTACCTCTATTTACACCAGCTCCAATTAAAGGCATTCCTATTATTTCATCACCATTTAAGGCATTTGCTAAATTTCTTAAAGCTAATCCTAAAGCAGTATATTCAAAATTAAGTCCAGGTTCATATTGTGTATATAAATTAACTATAGTTAATCTAAGTGATTTTATATAACAATAACTATAATCTCCTAATTTATATACATCTCCTTTAGCGGTTTTACTATCTGCAATTCTTGCTTCTGGAAAAGCTTCAAAAATTTTTTTAGAAATTCCTTTTTGGCTATCTGCTCCAAAACAATTGCAACCATGAATTATAACGTCAAAATCGCTATTTTTAGCAAGACTTATTAGATTGCCATTAATTATTTTTATCATAACTTTATTATATTAATCAAATACTTTTATAAGCTCATCGTATTTTTCTTGTGTTATTTCATTTTTAGCTAAAGCTAAAGATAATTTTTCTTTACTTAAACTAACTATTTTACAGAAAACAGTATTAGAATCGAACATAATATGTATAACTTTTATTTCAGGATTGTAATTAATAGCAGATAATAATTTTTTAAAATCATCTTCTTTAACTAATAAAGCTTTACCTAATCTATCTACTTTATCTATATTTTGTCTAATAAAATTATCTAAAGTAGGAAATTTTCTAATGCTTATTAGTTGTGTAGAAAATTTAAATTTTTCAGAAGAATTATTAAATTCTTTTTCATCTTTTATTACTCCGTTTCTAACTAATTCTTCTTTAATTAAATTATCAAATTCATTCTCAAATTCTTTACTTGTAGCAATATAAATACTGGCTGATTTATCATCAAATGATTTATTTGAATTAAGTTTAGTTATTTTAGTTACTTTATTTATATAAAGATTCTTAATTTTCATTTTGTTTTATAATTAAACTTTCTACTTTTCTTCTAAATCTAGTATTTAAGTAATCTTTACCTAAACCTTCTTTAAAAGCTTTATTAAATTCTTGCTCACTTAATTTAGTTGTAAAATTTATGCGACTATTACCTCTTTTTATTACTAGGTAATTAGTAGCAAAATAGTAAGGATTATTTACACATTTATCAACTTCTTTTTTAATTTCCTCTTTATTCATTATTTTTATGTAATTATCTTTTTTACAATGTGGACATAAATAATAAGTTTCATCATTAATATCATCAGTTAAAGAATATTCTTCATTAAATTTATTATTACAATTTTTGCATATAAACATACTTTTTTACTTAGTTAAATTAATTGTATTAATAAAAAAAAATAGACTGCCACTTTAAAACCACAAAAAAGTAGCAGTCTATTAATTTTTTTTTTAAAACATATCTGATTGAACAGTTTCTTGTTTAGTAACTGGAGTTTCTGTTACTTTAATAACATTAGCAACTTCTTCTTTTTGTAAAGTTACAATTCCTCCTTTACCTTTTTCTACCAAACATGAATGTTCATAAACAGGTAGTTCATTAAACATTATAACTTCACCTGTAGAAGGATTAATTTTAGGTTCTTGTGTATCATAAGCTTTAATACCTGCAAATTCAGTTAAAAGTATATCAAATGGTACAACAGAACCTACTGGAAGTTTATCTGCTATTTCTGTTTTTGCATTATGAATAGCTCTTATTAGTCTTGTGCTAGACCATCCTAAGAAAAATTCATTAGCACTATCTACACTTCTGCTAGTTTTTACAGATTGACACAAATATACTGTAGTGTAATCTGGATTTGAACTAACATGTTTTGCAAATATTCTGGTTTTACCATCATTAATAGTTTCACCAAAAGCTTCATACAATTCTCTGTTTGTACTGTTTTTTGTTAATTCTGATAAGTTCATAATTTTAAATAGTTTTAAATAGTTAGACAATAAAATAAATTTTGTGGTTTTTGTATACTTTATAAGAGTATATTCATAAAAAAACCCAGTATTTCTACTGGGTCTGGGATAAAAACAACCTACTACATGGAGACTGTAGTTTTTTTATGTAGACTTTTAGCTACTTTTAACCTTAGCTTTTCTTCTGCTGTTTTTTGAAATACACTTTTATCTATATTAATAAAAGGTCTATGTATTCCAGCTTCAATAAGTTGCTTCTGCGACCATTCCGATATTTTTATAATCGACTGTTGATTTTTTTGTGTATTCATTTTCTTCTTGTTTTGTTAATAATTCCCAACCTTTTCTGTACCCTATAAAATCACAATTATCACATTTTACTGTTTTAATTTCTGAATTTAATTCGTGTAAGAAAAGAGAATCATGTAAAGGAGATGCACATTGAGGGCATCCTAAACAATTATAGTGTTTTTTAGTATTCATTTTTATTTCTCCTTTCATTTTCGGGTACAAATATAACATAATTATTTATTATTTGCAAATAATAATTGCATTTTTTATTACATTCTATGTAACCAGTCTTTTATATCTTTTCTTTTCTTTTTTATATCTTCTAAAATTTCATCTACAATCCAGCCTAAAAGTATTCCTGAAGATAAAATAGATAAGCAAAGTATAGAAATTATTCTATCTGTCATACTTATATAAAGTATGAATAAATTAATTATTGCTAGTATTGTTTTCATCTTTTTGTAAATTTAGCTGTACTATTAATCCTGATGTGTCTAAATAATAGGTTAGCAGTATATAATAAGGAAGTTTTTGAGTTTTACCATTTATTGTAGCTGTATATGTTTTATCAGCATACTCTACTGTCCATTCATCAATTAGATTTTGTCTAATTTTGTTGTAATCTTGTACTGTTTTTGCGTTAGTAAAACGCTCCTTAACACCTTCCCAGAGATGTTTAGGAAATTGATTTTCATGTGGTTTCATTATTATTATTTTTATTAATATTAGTAACTTTAATTTTAACAATCCTACACTTAGACTATCTAAGTGTAGGATTTAAGAAGTTATTTTATTTTAACTTCTTCTTCTGCTATTTGATAATTCTCGTCCATAGTATTAATATTATAATAATTCCATTAGTTTAATTAAAAGAACTGATTTAAAATAATCATCTTTTTTAGCTTTGTCTATGACTGCGTCAATTACATTAAATTTATTAGTAATAAATAAAATATAATTAATAGCTTCTATACAAGCCTTTTCATTGTAATAGATTTTTTCTACTACTTTTGATATTTTTTCTCCTTGATTTTCATCTACTATTTTTTGTAAATTAATATTTATTTTGTGTATTTCAGAATTACAATCTCCAGTAACACAATGAATACAAGTAGAATCAATTCCATGATTAAACTTAATTTTTTTTTCTAATGTCTAATGATTCCATATCTTCTAAAGTTACAGAATCTGAATTAGCTATGGCTTCCATAACTAATTCAATTGGTTCTTTTTTTTCCATGATTTTATTATTAGGTTGTTTTTTGTTTTGCCAATAGAGAGAAAGAAAAGCAAGAGGTAGTTCTCTTGCTTGTTTGTGATTTCTCACTACTCATTTCGCCTATCTTATAATCTACAATGATGAGTTGCAATACATAGATTATTGATGTCTAATAGGCTATCATTCAATTCAACACAAACACTATCAACATTTGCAACTGTTGATATATAAAAGATGGATACTTATCCATTAATTCTTTTCAGAACAGTTTATATTTGTGTTTGTGTTGTAGTAAGTAAATCAATATGTTTACTTACTAAAACCTAAATCTACTAAGTGAGGATAAATTGTGTTGCTGTTAACTTTAACACTTACGTCCAAACTTTTGGAACAACACAATTTTAAGTTACTATCTTATTAGGTACTGACCTAATCTCAATAACAACTTATTACAACTCCTCAATTGTAATTTTTTATTGAATTTGACTGGCTTTTTCAACAGCCAATTCTAATTAATCTACTTTTTGTTTAAACCATTTTGAATATTTTAAAACTTGTTTAAAATAATCATCATCTTTTAGAGATTTAATTTTTGTAATAGTACTTGCATAATCTATAGCAGGCATTTTTTGACCTATTTTTATTTCTTTAGGTCTAATTCCTGTTACTGCATTAACTATTTCTTTAATTTCATTTTCAGTAGCTTTAATTAAAAAGCCTTCATTTGTTTTTGCTATTACTTCCATAATTTTAATTAATTTAAATTAGTTTCAAATTGTTTTACTAACCAAAGTATCAAAAATGATTTGGTTTTTATAGTTTTTATGTGGTTTTATTTAAGTTTTTTATATTTAGGTTTAAAAATACTAAATTCTTTAAATTTAAATTTAGCATCAAATTCTCTACAATTATCAAAATTAACATTTTGTATTCCTTCTTTAATAACTTTAATTTTGTTTAAATAATGATTCATCAATAATTGATTTGGAAAAACTTGATATTTTTGATTGTTACCAAACCATAATTCAAATTTAAAATTTTCTGGTACAGTTATTATTTCTTGTTTAAATCCTTCTTTTTTACGAAATTTAGGAGTATCTAAAGTTTTAACTTGTGTTAATAATGTACAATAAAATGTAGATTGTATAATAGATAAATAAAAATACCAATTTTCATAATTGTTTTCATCTTCTATCATTTTTATTTCAACAAATTTATTATCTTTTACTAAATCAATACAAAAAAATAATAAATCTTCTCCTAAATTTATTATACCTCTCTTTTCTTGACTTGCTGATTCTTTTTTTACAACTTCATCTGCATATTTATTACCCTTAATTTGTCTATCTGTTGATTTCCATTGTATTTTTTTAATTTCTTTGTACAATAATTGACTTGCACTTCTTTTTACTAATTCTGATGCACTTATTTTCATAGTTATATTTGTGGTTTTAGTTTGTTTTAAATTATTAACACACTTTCAGTAGTGTTATTCACTGACATCATAGTTACTAAACGTTCACTATTAGATTTTTTAGGTGATTAAGCTACCAATCTGCAATAGCAGGTATTTTATCCTTACTTAAAATTATTCAGAAATACTAATTAATTTGTATCTTTCAGTATCTACTGTATCAAGCATTAATTGTTCAGGTCCATAAACTTCTCCTTTTAATACAGATTTTAGTATAAATGGACTAAAACCTGATACTAATCCTATTCTTTCATCTTTAATTTGTGCAGGTGAGTTACTTAATCTACCTTTTACATTCCAAAAAATAATTTCAGGCATTTTATAACCAGCTTCTTGGTATTTTTCACGAATAACATCTAAATTTGTTTGATTATCACAAGCTTCATCAAACTCCATATCAGAGATAATTAACAACTTAGTAGGCATTTCATGTTCAGGTATGCTTTCTCTAACTGCACTATTAAGAATTAAGTCAAATGTTGCTTGTAAATTAGTGTTATGTCCCCAAGCTGATTTATTTAATTGTCTCATTCTTTGAATAAGACTACCTTTTAGGTATTGCATTTCTGGGTTTTCACTAAAAGTAATAAATGCATTTTTGAATATATCTTCATTACGTTCAGAAATATAAATCCCTAAAGAAACAGTAACATCCATAGGCAATCCTGTCATAGAACCTGAAACATCACATACAGGCAATATACGTTCTGTACTACCAGCCATATAATCAGGAAGGTTATACCATTGAGCTTCAACAGCTTTTTCATTTTCTCCTTTATTAATTGCTTGATACAATTGATAAGGAAATAATGCAGAAGCATTAATTTTGGTTTTACCTTCATTTACAGATTCTATGTACTGTTTCATACTTTTTTCATCATGCTTTAAAAATGCATTACGATATTTATTCATAGCAATAGAAGGAACGTTTTCGTACTTAATTTGTTGCCATTCATGATTACACATTTGAGTTTCTACTACTTTAGTTTTTTCAACAAGTATTTTACGAAACTCTTTAGGTGTTATACCTAAGTATTTGTGCATTGCAGATAACCAATAACTTTTTTTTGGAAACCATTTTGCTAATAAATTAGAATTTTTATTTTCTTCTAATTGATGTTTTAACCAATTAAGATTATTTTCATTTGGCTTTTCAATAACAAATATATCTTTCCAATATCCAAATTCAGGTATATGAACTATAAGTTCATCTGATATATCTGGATATTTTTCAACAATGTGTTTCATTACTATTTGAAAGAAACGTCTTTCTCCTGCACCTCCTCTTACATCACGAGACCAAAATAGTATTTTAGCTGCTATATTTTTATTTTCAGCAAATGCTCTTTCAAAAACAATAATTATTTCTTCCTCACTCATTGTTCTACTTGCTCCTGCTAAGAAAAACATATCAACACAATAACTAAGAGAAGTAGAATGAGTTATTGCTCCATTTTTAGTTAAGCTATTATAGCTTCTTGTAGCATCTATTAAGTTGTTCATAGTTTCAGTTTTTAATTAAGTTTTTTTAAAAAATTAAGGGGAGAATTTACTGTTTTTTCGTTAACAATAGTTTGGTGCATTACAGGATACTTATCTACTGTTACTTAATAACAGGTTCTCCCCTTATAATCATAAATGTAATTAATTAATTGTAGTGCTGATGTATCCTTTACACCAATTTATAAACTATAACATGAATAAGTAACAGTATATTATCTTCTTATTCTGTCTTCATACTTATCCTATAAACTCTTAATGACTTATGCGTCAAGTTTATTACTTTCGGTAGTAGTTATGATTTTTACATAGTTGCGCCTCACTATGCTTATTCACGTTATAGTTAAGTTTTTATAGTAGCAATAGAATATTGTTGTTTTCAATTTCTAATCTTAAAAACTTTTCAGGTATATACCAACAATAGTGTAATTTACCTTTTCCATGACAACCATTATCATGTGAAGATAATTTTTCATGTGAATTGGTAAATACAATATCATCAAATTCTACTGCTACTTTACCTGTTGAAGAATAACCAATTACTTTTCCTTTTTTGTTTTCGTACATATTAGTATAAGACCTTCTTTTCGCAATGTAAGAAAGGTTTAGTGCGTCTTTATGAAGGTATACTACTGTTCCAATCGGTAACATTAGAATAATTCATTTAAAAGGTTTTCTAATTGTACTAATTCTCTTTCTTTTAGCTGAAGGCTATTAGTAGTACAAATAATAGCACTAATATTTAATGGTTTTTGCCTTTTTAGTATAGTTATGTGGTTTTTTAATTTAGCTATTTCTTTTCTACAATTAAGCATTTCTGATTGTAGATTAAGATTAACTTCGTCTGCTACTAGTTTGTTTTCTTCAAGATTTGCAGCTTCGCTTGATTGATTTAAGATTTCTATGTACTTCATGGCTTTTGTTATTTAAGGTTGTTAGATTGAATATTTTGTTAGTTATTAAAGTAAAAATAAGTTCCCTATTGATATTATCTCAAGGGAACTTAATAAGATTACATCCAGTTATCTAAATAAATGCTGCTAGTAAATTCTTTAATATTTCCTGATGAATCTCTTTCAAAATCTGTAGGTATTGCTACTTTTTTGTATTTAGAGTTAAATTCATCTAGAGATATTCCTAGTTCTTTTGCAGCATCTCCTTCCCATGCTTTAGTAGAAACAAAGTTTTTTGGCTTTTCTTCAGCATCTATTGGAATAAATCCATGTTTTATAATTAGTTTATTGTAACTGTAAAATACTTCATTTGTAAATTTGTCGTATTTAATAAATTTTATGTTACGTTGATTTTCAGGAAAGAAATTTAGACTTCTAGGAGTTTCAGGAATTTTAGGTTCTTTATAGATACCTAATAGTATTTGTGCACCTACTTCTGGATTTGGAGTTGCTTTTAGCACTTCCATAATTTGTTCAACATTGTGAAATTCTGTTGATAGTGCTATTTTAATTAATTCTTCCATGATTTTGGTTTTTTAAGATGGTTTATAATATTAAAAAGATAAATAGGTAAGATAAAAGTGAGTTAAGTAGGACTTAACTCACTGTTGGGTGAAATCTTTCAAATTACCAAATAGACTTTCATATTCTTTACGTTTAGAACTTACGCTTGTTTTAGCAGCGATAAGTTCTGCATCAGATTCTAGAAAGACCATTTCTCGTTTATTTTGTGCAAGTCTTGTTTCTGTAACACGACTTACTTTCCACGACTTAAAGGTTTTGATAACGTTTCCATCGTTATCTTTAACCTCTATTTTGTCGTTCTCGACAAAATGAACTTCGTCTAAATAATAGTTTTTGCAAAGTTCGTAGACTTTGGGAGATATTAGAAAAAAGTCTTCTCCCTCAATAATTTTGTAGAAGGATTTTCCTTCTTTTGGCTGTAGTGCTGTTAGCACTATTGTTTCTGCTTTTAAAGTTTTCATGACGGTATGTGTTTATCCCGAAGCTACATAGGGGTCTGGAGGTTGAGTTGTTACACCTTTTTTATCATACCCAAACTTTGTAAAATTAAAAAAAAAATAAAAATCGCATTATCATCAACCAGACATTGTCTATCATGATTTAATAAGAACGTTATTAGCTGATTTGACCGACCAGCTTTCATTCTTCTCTATCGGCATAAAATTGCAGCTTTT